CCGGCCGGTGGTCAGCCAGTGAATATCTATGGCGCGCTGAAGTTCCTGTGGCCGCGGAAGTACCCGGGGTTTACGCGGTTCGCCAACACTTTCTTTCAATCGGAGCCGTGCTACTTCGGCGGGCCGTACTCAGTGGTCTACGGCGCGGAGAAGAAGCCGGGGCTGTTGTCGAAAGGTCACAAAGCTCGGGGCGAGTGGCAGGATATGCGGATTGAGGACGTCGCCGGCGCACTGCCGCCGGTGGATATTCGCCGTGTGGATTGTGTGATGACCGCGGAACAGCGCAGGCAATACAAGCAATTGCGTGACGAGGCGGTAGCGTGGATGGGCGATCACCCCGCTGTCGTAGGGCTACCGGTGACGCGCGACATGAGACTCAGACAGGCGACTCTCGGGCAGATGCGAGTGCGCCCCGTGCACGGGGGTGAGGATGAGTGGCTTTTCGATCCGGGCTCGCGCAGCGGCAAGATCACGGCGTTGCTGGACATTCTGAAGGACATCGGCGAGGAGAAAGTCGTCGTCTACTCGCCGTCGAAGAAATTCCAGGTCCCGCTTGTTGCGCAACTCGAGAAGGCGGGCTACTCGTGCGTGCGAGTCGATGGCGAGCACAAGGACGAGTGGAAGTCGTTCCTCGCTGACGATGGTCCGCAGATTCTCTGCGCGGTGATCCCCGCGGTTGCTGAAGGTGTGGACGGACTACAGCGGGTCTGTCGGCATGAAGTCTGGATGGGGCTCGATCCGTCAGTCGTGAAGTGCGTTCAGGCTCGGGGACGGCTGCATCGCACGGGGCAGACCGGCACTGTGGTGCGCTGGCTGTTGCAGTGCCCGGAGACGGTCGATACCGAGTCGGTCATCCCAAGGCTTGACCAGAGGTATGCCGATTTGAAGGTCTCAGGGCTCATCTGAGCGCCTTTCAGGGCGCCCCCAGTACCTAGTACTAGGGGCGTCTTTCTGTGCCGTCTACGGGCGTCCTGTAGACCCCTGCGCGTGAGCACGAGAAAGCCCCCGCCGGAAACCCGGCGGGGGCTGTTGGTGGGGTGCTCAGCAAAGGCAGTCGATGACTTCATCGATGCGGAGCACTCCGAGGTCCCGAGCCTCGGCGGCGGCCCGGCTCGGGCAGCCCCGGCTGAGCGCTCCCTCGATGGTCCGTTCGCGCAGGCCCACGAGCCGGCTGACGATGACGGCTCGGTCGGCGGGCTTGATGTGGCGGGCGCCCATCTCGATGTCGTACATGGCGTCGCTACGGTCGAGGTAAACGTCGCTGTCGAGGCGGGCGATGATGGAGGAGGAGGAGGCGTGCATTGGAGTGCCTTTCGGTTCGGCGGTTCAGTTGGACGCCTATAGAGGATCATGCCCGTCAAATCCGTTGGAATCACGCGGTTGTTGAGGGTTGAACAACCGATTTATAGGTGGTTTTCGGGGCTTTGTAGTGCTACACCGCGAGGATAAATCTCAGTATTCGGGCAAGCGGCTTTGTTCGGAGCCTGAAATATGACGCAAGACCTAGGACCACAGTCCCTATTGAACCGTTCAATTCAGTGGTCGCCGTCACTTTTGACACAATGCATGGTGCAAAATCCCATTACGCGAACTGCACAGTGTGTGTAGTTATAACCCTGAAAGGCCTTCAGCCGGCGACGGAGCGCCCATGTCGGATCGATGCTGATGATTGATAAGTGAGCGGTGTCACGTAGTGAAGGGTTGCATGGCGACATGATGTGGGGCAGTATGGAGCCATCGCAGGAACCGAACAGGAAGGAGGCACACGATGCTGACACTAGGAGAGGCACAGGACATCTTCATCGACGCACTGCCTAGCGATGTGGAGTGGACGACACGGCGGTTCCCAGGGACACTGGACGACATGGACTACGTCGAGGAATGGGTCGTGCGGACCGACAACGGGAGGATCAATTGTGATGTGACTTGGTTCGATAGCGTCGGCTTACCGGTCAGTGTCGTGATCGAGACTTGTGAACCGTTGCACGAGACGCTTCACCGCGATATGGTTGATCCCGAGGACGCTGAGTCGGCGGCGGCCTGGCTCACCCAGAACTGAACCCCAACCCTTGAAAGGAACCGAAAATGACACTCTCCCACAAGATCCTGGTCTTCATCGTCATCCCCGCCCTGGTCGGCGCGATCATCGGCATCGCACTGGGGACGGTGCACCACTCGCAGACCGGCGCGACTGAGGTGCAGGACATCGCGCACTGCCTCTCTGACGACGGGGCGCTCCCCGCCGGCGAGGACGTGTGCGTATGGGACCCGGCTGTTGACGGAGACGGAAGTGGCGAGTCCTTCGTGATGACCCGCGTTCAGTACGAGGCTGACCAGGACGCCCGTGAGCATCAGGCTTTCGAGGCCCATGTCGTTGGGCAGGACGACGAGAAAATCAGGCTGCACGATGCGGAGATGCAGTGAAGCGCGCACTATCCGAATCAGTAGCAGAAGAGGACGAGCGCATAGCCCGGCTAGTGAGAGGAGAGATCGAACGACACGGCGGCGCGGCTGAGGTCTCGCGCGTTGTCGATTGGAAGAGAGGAACCCTTCAGGCGCGGCTTGACCGTGGTGCAGTCTGGACGCTAGGGGAACTGAAGGCGCTGGCAGAACACGAAGTGCTGTCCGTGCCAACAATGCGAGCAATAGGGATGACGAGAGGTAGTTATAGGACCGAGATACCCGAAGCATTCAAGATCCGTCGCACAATCTAACCAACCCAACCACGCCCCGGCCAGATGACCGGGGCAGAAAGGTACCCACATGAGCATGCTCTCTTCCACTACCATCACGCGCCTCCTCGACAGCGGGGTTCTCACCATTACGCCGCTATCGGCCGGCGCAATTCAGCCTGCGTCTATCGAGATGCACCTGCATCGTGATGTCGTTCGCGACGTCGGACTGCCCACTGAGCATCGTGACGAGCGAGTAGGTAGCACTATCGTCCTGAAGCCCAGGGAGTTCGCACTGGCTCGGACGACGGAATGCGTGGGCATTCCCGCGCATCTTGTTGCCCGTGTCGAGGGGAAATCATCCTGGGCGCGGCGTGGACTCCTTGTGCACATCACGGCCGGCTTCATTGACCCGGGTTTCTACGGCACGATCACGCTGGAGCTCTGCAATCTCGCGGCGAAGCCTCTGGAATTACCGGTGGGTTGCGCCATCGCCCAACTGTCGATTCTGGAACTCGACACACCGCCGCTGGTTCCTTACGGGGATGAGTCTCTGGGCTCCCATTACCAGCATCAGATCGCTACCACAACCGCCCCGAACATTGCAGAAAGGTAACATTTTCATGTCTTGGGGGAAGAGAAGCCGGGACGAAATCCTGGAAAACCTGAAGCAATTCGGGAATGCAAATGAGAAAAAATTGGGGCTATATGGGGACGAATACATACGTCTTGACGGCTCTGAGATTCCAGACTCCGTTAATTACTTGCAGGTGAGGGGTTTCGGGAACGCGAAGCTTGAAATTCTGGGCTGGGGAGGTGAGTTGGAACTCCTCGGTGAACTCGAAGCCCGAATCGTTAACGTGGATAGGGCGGAGATCAATACTGAGCGAGGCGCTATCAGTACGTGCGAGGATTGCAAGCGGGTGCGTGTTTGGGGGCGTTCAACAACTCTCCTTATAGGCTGCAAAGGTGTCGAGCTCTATGAGTCCTCATCCGCCAAGTTGTGGTATTGCTCAGGGGTCGAAGCCTATGATTCCGCCAGTTTCCAGGCTTGCAAGGACTCACGTGTGATGCTTTTCGATCGCGCGGATGGTGAGTTCTGTGGTAATTCTTCTGGTATCCTGCTTGATACCTCGCGGGCTATTGCGTACAAGGATTCTCGAGTTAACGCCGTATCCGACCTGTCGGTCGTTCAGCACGAGTCGGGCGCCATCGTTCACGGTGACGGAAAGATTCAATGCTTCGGGAGCAACGAGGACAAAGGAAGCCTTTTCTCTTCGACTCGGGGGTTTCTGAATCGCTTGGCCCTTCCTCTGAATTCTTTCGAGACCGAGTACCTCGTTTACAAGACGACAAGTGCGGACGGCCTTACAGGACAACTCTACAACGAGCCCACTAAGTGAGAGGTCGGCAAGACTGTGTCAATCTCGGAGGAGAAGCGCACGACACTGAACCGTGGTCTATTCTTCACCCCGACATTAGCCCATGCGATCTCACGGGGCAGGAGTACGAGCAGCCGTTCCGCGTGTTCTGAGTGAGGATCAGGATCGAGAACGTTAAGCTTACGAACATCTTCGGGCCCATGTACCGTAAGGAGCTCGAGGCCTGGGAGGGAGAGGTGATCGACGAGGTGAAGAACCCCGTTGAAGTGCTCTTCGACACGGTGTGACCCTCGCAACCGCGGTAGCCAGAACCGCCAGGTCCTTCGGGGCCGGGCGGTTCTGCTCCGCCTGAAAAACCCAGCCGAGTTGGGAGCCCACGGCCCGCGAAAAACTTCAGCTTCGCGGGGTGATTTCCTCCCTTGACACGGGAGCCAAAACCTCGTAGGGTGAGAGCACCTACCGGAAGGATTTCCTATGAAACGATACGATGTCTGGTTCGACAAGATCAACGAGGTCGCTTGGTCCTTCAAGTCTCTACCGAACGCACTCGATGCCGCGATCCGAGGGCCGTACTTGGTCACAGAGCGCGTGCATATCGGGGACCCGAGACTCGAGTTCGTAGAGGATTTGGCCGAGACGATTTCCGATGATCCCGTGATGAGCCAGCTCATCAAAGAGGCCCAGACCGCGATTGAGGAGGCCGAAGCTCTTGACTTCTACCGCAGCCACTGACCGTGCTCTCAGTCTTCTGACCGCACGGTCTGAGCGGGACAAGCAGCGCCGTGTCGGGCCATCAGGCCTAGGCAAGTGCTGTGATCTTTGTCTCGCTGAGGACTTAATGGGCATCAAGCGCCCCGGCGAGAACGAGAAGACGCCCATCGCCCCGCTGCTCGGGACAGCTTTCCATCTGCTGTGCGAGAAGCGCAGTCGCGACATGGAGCGGGAGGCTGAAGTCCTCGTGGAGCAGCCGGTCCATGTCGGTGATGTCGGGGGCTACGGCCCAATCAAAGGGACGCTCGACAGGTTCGACATCAAGGCTGGGGAGGTGATGGACTGGAAACTCGTCTCCTTGAAGAAGCGGGACGCGTTCAAGCGGCTGTACCGCAAGTCCCAGAGGGACAGCTTCGAAGCCATCATTGAGGACTATGGAGCAGCGCAGTTCCTTCAGTACTACATCCAGCTCTGCCTGTACGGGAAGGGCCTGGAGGACCAAGGCTACGAGGTGGGTACCGTCACGCTGCTACTTCTGCCTCGGGACGCCACGGTTCATGTGGTTGAGTCCGAGCTCACCGCCCTGTCGATGCCTTACGACAGGGACCCCGCCATCTATGCACTGGGGCGAGCAGGCTTGATCTATAAGAAGGCACGCGAGTGTGACGATCTGATCACAGCTCTTGACAGTGCGCCCGAGTGTTTCTACTGTAGTAAGTACAGACCGATCCACTACATGAAAGGTTGAGATGCGTCACGCACGACAGAACCACCGACGTCCTGACAAGGACGACTGGCTCCTCATGATCGGCGAGGGCGTCGTCATCGGGAGCACCATCTTCGTCGGGGTAGTCACCCTGATCATTGGAACTGTTATCTTCGGAGGTTGAAATGAAAGGCGATCGTTGGGACATGGAAGGCGGCATGGAGCATATGGGCCCGCCCATCAGGGTGCTTAGTTTCCAGCCGCAACCCGCTATCGGTGGTGTCGGGGTTGGATACAACATTCTGTACGCCCAGATGTATGGACCTACTCTGAGCGCTTTCGCAGCAACTCAAGCACTTAATAATGCTGTGTGGGAGCGAGCCAAGATCGAGAACGCTGCGGACCGGAAACAGAAAGAGGACGATTGATGTCAACCTTCGAAGACCTGTTCAAGAAATCCGGGCTGAGGGAGGTGCAGCCCGAAGACCTTTCTACGTTCTCGCTTCTCCTGTTCGGCTTGGCCGGAACGGGCAAGAGTTCGCTCGCCGCCACGGCTTCGAAGTGTGAGGACCTGTCGCCTGTCCTGTACATCGACTTCGAGAACGGGACCATGCCGCTGGGCCAGTGGGGCGACCTCGACAAGACCACCATCGTCCACTGCGACTCGTGGAACGACTGCGTCAAGCTCTTCGAGAACGTGATCAAGCCTTCGATCGACAAGGGTGAGTTCCCGTTCAAGACCGTGGTGATCGACACGCTCGACCAGCTTCAGGAGCTCGTGGTCAACCACTTCCAGACCATCAACCCGAAGGACACCTTCGCCGCATGGGCTGCCGCCTATGAGGCACCACGCTCCATCATCAAGGCGCTGTCGGATGCCAAGGGCGTGTCGTTCATCGCGATTACGCACGCGGAGCGGGAGACCAACGAGGTCACCGGCGCCACGCTCGTGAGCCCCTCGTTCGAGGGCAAGAAGTCCATCCGCAAGCTTCCGTCCATGTTCGACTTTGTCGGATACATGTCCTGGGTTGACACGCAGGATGAGAACGGGGAGGATGTACTCGTGCCCGCGCTGTTCACGCAGGAGAAATCCACTCTGACCAAGCAGCGCATCACCGGGTTCCCCGAGGCTATCGGGAACCCGACCATGTCGAAGTTCTACGGCTTCATCAAGCAGGCCCTGGACAAGACCAACTGACCGAACAGCAACCCAACAACAGAAAGAGAACCAGCATGCTGTCTATCAACCTCTCCGACATGGACGTCGCCCGCGAGGGTGGTGCCTTCGAGCTCATCAAGCCTGGCAAGCACCACGCCTACGTCTCCAGTGTCGAGGTCACCGAGTCCAAGTCCAGCGGGAAGCCGATGCTCGTCGTTGAGTGGACCGTTGACGGGGACGACACCGAGGCGGGTAAGACTGTGCTCGACCGCACCGTCTTCACCATCAAGAGCAAACGCACCGGCAAGGAGCAGATTCACTTCAACCTGCCCAAGTACTTCGGTGCGGCCAGCCAGTGGCCGAGCAACCCGGCCGAGCTCAAGGCCAAGCTCTCCCCCGCTCAGATCGACAGCACCGTGCAGGCTGTCGAGGAGGGCCTGGAGGGCGTTGGTGCTGTGCTCGACATCGCTGTGGACGAGGGACGCAAGCGCTTCGACCAGAACGGTCAGCCCGTCTACAAGATGGACGAGAATGGTGAACCTCTCACTGACGAGAGCGGGAACCCGATCCAGGACACCTGGAACCCCTCGAACTCGGTGAAGCGTCTGACCTTCGATCCGAAGAAGACTTCCTCCGCCAAGATCACGCTCGTGTAACGATCGCCTGATACGCTAGCAGCCCTCGACAAAACCGTCGGGGGCTGCTAGCGTTGTTGGTAGCGGCGAGCTGTTTCACAGAATCGAGGTACACATGAGTCAGTTACAACAGTTCTTCGAGCGCATCCTCCCTGACGATGAAGGGTGGGTGCCCATCATGAACCTGGGTCCTGGCGGCGGACTGTCCCGCTGCCAGTGGTACCACTGGCCCTCCGAGGCCAAGAAGATGTTCGAGGCCGTCGAGAAGATGTCCGACAAGGATGTCTATTGGTCACCCATGCTCTTCTACAAGCCTTCAACTTTGTCATCTGCGCGCCATGCAACGAAGAGCAACGTGAAGTGCGTGGCCTGCGTCTACGCCGACTTGGATGGTCTCCACCCGGACGACCTGTTCCTGGAACCCACAGTGCTCGTGAAGTCGAGCCCCGAGCATTACCACGCCTACTGGCGGCTGTCGGATTACCGCTCACAAGGGAACCTCGACATTGAGCAGCTCAACCGTGGGGTCTACCAGACGCATGCCGACACGGGTGTGGATCGTGGGTGGCCGTTGGCGAAGAAACTTCGTGTGCCTGGGACCATGAACACCAAGCCCAAGTACGGGCTTCCGACTCCGGTCTCCGTTGAGTTCAACGACAGGGAGTCCTACTCGGTCCGGGAGTTCACCGCGGCGTACTCCCCGGCCTCGACCCCGAAGGTTGATCTCATCTTGGAGATGCCCGAAGTCGATCAAAATGAGGCTATGAAGATCATCAATGGCCTCAAAGATAACAAGATCATGGCACTCTACGCCGATGATCCGCTGCCGTCGGATGATTGGTCAGCACTCATGTACTCCCTGGAGTGCTCCCTGTTCGAGGCCGGTGTCGAACTCGCTGATGTTTTCACCGTTGTTCAGGACGCAAGCTGTAATAAGTACAAGCGAGACGGCCGTCCAGACAGTGACCTGTGGATTCAGCTCCAGCGCGACAAGGCGCGCTGGGAGGATGACCAGGAAGTCCAAACTGACCTCGCTGACGCGATTGCCATTGAGGCGATCAACGGGGAGCCGATTCGCATCCCTAGATTGCAGGACGAGCGTAATGGGCTGTTCTGGGGTGACATCCACCTGATCAACAACAAGTTCGATAATGTCCCGCAGAATACCGTGGTGGACTCATTGGCCCAGTACATGAACGACATGTCGTCACGCACCTCCACCCAGTTCAACTACGCGGCAGCCATGTCGATCCTCTCCGCGGTGCTCGGATCAGACATCCGAGTCCGTACATCATTCGGCAGATTGAGCTGCAATCTCTATACGCTTCTTCTGGGGCGAACGACACGAGACAAGAAGTCAACCACAGCCAGTTATGTGAAGCATTTCCTCCGTCGTGTCGGCGCGGAGTTCGACCTGGACCTTATCGGTCCTGAAGATCACACCCCCGAAGCTCTGGCTCAGCACTGCGGGGAGCGGCCTGGGGAGTCGATCCTCGTGATCCTGGATGAGGTGCAGGACATGTTTGCTCGGGCTATGCGTTCCGGCTCGTACATGGATGGTGAGATCGGGTTCCTTACAAAGGCTTACGATGGCTACATCCCGTCGATAGCCCGGAAGCAGAAGGGCCATGAGTACCGCAGGGAGACGCCGTTCTCCCTGTCGCTCTTGTGCATGGGGATCTTGGACCAGGCTGCGGGGAATCTGAGAGTGGAGAAGATCGCTTCAGGGTTCGTTCCGAGGTGTCTGCCTGTTCTGCCCGAGTCCGCGGAGTTCGATCCTGCGAGGACCATGGATGACTTCACCATCCTGTCAGATACAGACGACGAAACGCTCCAGCGACAGGACAACATGTTCAACCTGAACCTCCGACTTCTGACGCTCGCCAAGCACCACTGGCGTCAGGAGCGTGAGGCTCTGGAGCCTTTCACGGTGGAGGGAGAGGATGCGCGTGCTCTCATCGCTTTCGAGGAGAAGGCCCTGGATCGTATCCGGGACGCGGGGAACATGTGCGCGGTTCTCGCGGACCAGCACCCGTTGTACAGCGAGTACCTGGTTCCTTGCGTTGAGCGTCTGGGTCTGTCGATCCTTCGTATGGCTGCCCTGATCGCTGCCGCTGAGCAACAGCACACGGTCAAGATGCGCCACGCGGTGAAGGCAGTTCAGATGGCAGAAGTTCATCTGAAGTCCTTCGAGGCGTTCGTCGCCTGTGCTGCGGACTCTGACATCAGCAAGGATGTCGCACAGGTCGAGGCCTTCCTGGCGGCCCAGCCCAACAAGACCGCGACGCGTGACGCTGTGCTAGGTCACCTTCTCCGTCGGATCGACAACACTCGACGGGCTGATGAGATCGTTGATGCAGGGGCTCGCATGGGACGGCTCGACGTACCCGTTATGAGGAACGAGGCAGGGAAGAAGGTCAGGATGGTCTCACTCAAGCAACGAGACTGACTCATGAGAACCCCGGGTTGCGGCCCGGGGTTCTTTCTGTGTACTATACATATGTATCAACCAGTGAGGAGAGAACCGTGCAGATGCTGGTACCAGACGTCAACGGCTTGACGGGCGAGCAGTTCGTTGCGCTCCAGCAGGCCAAGAAGGACGCAGGAATCGAGGATCCGATTGAGGTCACTGACCGAGCTACGCCGGGCAACAGGTTCACGGTGGGAGCCTTCGGAGCTCCGGGAACGTGGGCGCTCGATCAGCTCGACAGGGCGGCGAGGACCGAGGGCCGCTCGCAGAACTCCTACGGGTTCGAGGACATCTTCGACGGAACTGAGCTCCACCTGGACATCGAGACCTACTCGACTGTCGATCTGAAGAAGAACACTGTCTACCGCTATGCCGAAGATGAACACTGGATGATCCTCATCTGCTCGTGGTGCATCGGCCAGGGCGAGATTCATACAGCGTTCGGTCACGAGGAGATCAAGGCGATCCCGGGGCTGTTCGATCCCACAGTGAAGAAGATCGCACACAACAGCGACTTCGAGCGGATCAATTTCAGCGCGCTGAAGGGTCTCCCTGTCGGCACATACATCGATCCTGAGGAGTACATCGACACGGCCGTGCTCGCCTCGCTGTGGGGCTATCCCCGATCCCTGAAGGGCTTCTGCAAGGTCGTAGGTGGCGAGGCCAAGGATGAGGCCGGCGGGCGGCTCATCAACATGTTCTCCGTGCCCAACCGAAAGGGCGGGAGGACGCTGCCCGAGGAGCGCCCTGCGGACTGGGACGCCTATGTCGAGTACAACCGACAGGACGTCATCTCGATGCGGGACAATATCTATAGGCTTGGCAAGGGGTTCCCATCCGCGGAGGAGTACGAGTCCTGGATCACCGCCACGCGAATCAACGACCGGGGCATCAAGATCGACACGGCGTTGGCCGGCGCTGCTCATCGTCAGTACGAGGCCAACAAGAAGGAGGACCTGGCTCGGGTCAAGGAGATTACGGGGCTGGATAATCCGAACAGCGTTCAACAGTTCAAGGGCTGGCTTGCCGCTCAGGGTTTCGAGATGGAATCCATCGACAAGGCCCATGTCGCTGAGCTCTTGGAGCGTGACGATCTCCCGGACGAGGTTCGCGAGGCCGTAGAGCGTAAGCAGTTGGCCGCCCTGTCGGCTGCGACCAAGTACGTCATTGCTCAGGGCTCGACGAACTCTGACGGTCGGTTGCGTGGAACGATCAAGTACAGCAACGCGAACACAGGTCGTATGACAGGCGTCACCTTGAGCCCGCACAATCTACCCCGTGATCACTTCACGGACGCGGAGGGGGAGCACGACACTGAGGCTGAGCAGGCTGCGATCGACAAGTTGCTAGCTGGTGTGCACGTAGGGTCAGAGGACCTCAAGAAGCTTGTACGTCCGCTGCTCGTGGGACCTTTCACCGTATCGGACTACAGCGCCATCGAGGCCCGCCTCACCGCTTGGGCCGCTGGTGAGGATAGTGTCCTGGAGTCCTTCCGCAACGGGGAGGACATCTACGTCGCCACTGCGGAGCGTATGGGTGGGGCGAAGGCGGGGTTCGATCGGCAGCGCGGGAAATCCGCTACTCTCGGTTGCGGTTTCGGAGGGGGCGCAGGGGCACTGCTCAATCTCGGAGGTGCGAAGATATACCCCAAAGGCACGCCCGACGAGGTGATCTGGGAAGGACTCACCTCGCTGGTCGAGACCTGGCGAGTTGCTCATCCGCACATCGTGTCCTGGTGGAAGCAGGTTCACACCGCCTTCGACAAGGGCGGCCCAGCATCAAGGCGAATCCCCGTGGATGTCGAGATCGTGGGCAACGACCGCTACGTCTGGCTCCCTTCAGGGAGAGCACTTGTCTACCACAACTGCCGACGCGAGTATGTGCAACCCAAAGATCGAAACGGCAAACCTCTGCCCTATCGTCGGCGCGCATGGGTCTGCGACGCAGTTGTGGGGAATGGTACGCAGCGACGCATTGTCGGAGGCCCCACGCAGGTCGAGAACATTATCCAGGCCATCGGCCGCGACCTACTCACGCATGCTCTCGTCAATGTTGAACGAGCCGGGTTCCGCACAGTCACACACGTTCATGATGAGATCGTTACAGAGACCACTGGCGGTTTGACCGTAGAGAGACTATCCTCGCTCATGTGCGACCTACCGGACTGGGCAGAGGGGCTGCCGGTCGAAGCGGCCGGTTACACGACACAGAGATACCGGAAGGACTGACCATGAACTACCCCGCACATCCCGACGACAACCTCGTCGAACGATTCGTCCGCCCGCGCCCACGCACCTGCTGGGCCATCAAGATCGAGAAGCGCTCCATCGAAGCGGCCCGCACTATTGCCCGCCGCTACGGTGTCAGCCTCCGAGACCCCGAGTTCTTCTACGGGCAGTGGATGGTGATCTGGCCCGACAAGAACGTCGAGTTCTACTCCGACAAGGACCTGGACGCCACCTTCGAGACGGAGTGCCTCTGATGCATCTCCCATTCGCAGTGGACCGCTTCATCGCCGTCCTGGAGGATAACTACAATCTCGCCACCACTGATGCTGGGCGCGACCAGGTCGTCGCGGATGCCTGCCGACTGTGGGCCATCTGGCAGCCCGTACCGCCCGCATCAGCTGCGATCTCACAGTGGATCAACGAACACAAGAAGGAGAACCGATGAAGTTCAAGACACAACCACAGGCCCTCGGCTCGCTCAAGATCGGCGAGAAGGTGCTCATGCCCGTCGAGCTGGCGGCCACTCTCATCGACATCGAGCCGCCCAACGACAAGGGGCTGTGCAAGGTGACCTGGGAGTTCCCCGAGGTCAACGTCCGCTTCCACACATACAGCACCCGGTACACATCAGTGAACAAGGTAACCGGGAAGGAAGAGACTGATGAGTGAGCGCATCCTGGCCGTCGATGCCGGGGTCTCGACGGGTTGGGTCCTGGGCCAGCAGCCCAGTGATCCGTACGACGAGGGCTCCGAGATTCTCGATTTCGGACAGTTCCGCAGTGAGCACTGGGAGGAGACGGTCACCGAGCTTCTCACCAAGTTCACCAGTGAACCGACCACTCTCGTCATCGAGCAGTTCGATCTGCGACCCAACAACAAGTTCCGCGCTGACCTCACTACCGTCAAGGTCAACAGCGCCCTGTCGTACTGCGCGACAGCGTGGAACCCGATCGTCCGCCTCATCTGGCAGACCCCTGGCCAAGCCAAGGGCGTCGTCACCGACAAGGCGCTCAAAGCGCTGGGGTTCTGGCCCACGGGTAAGACGGTCGGCTGCCCGGATGCTGACGACGTGCGAGACGCAGCACGCCACTTCTACTACTACTCGATCAAGACCTGCCACGACGCTAGTCTGGCCGCACGGATGGGAGGCCGCCATGCCAACGCTGATTGATAAGTTCCGCGAGGTTTGTGACAAGAAGTTCGGAGCGAATGCGGGTCAAGAGCACGAGGACGTTGACGGCAAACCGTTCATGTACCGATATGACTTCTGCGCTCACGGCACGCCCTGCTCGATTGCGATCACCTATGAGAACTACATGCTTGTCGGGTGTGTGCAGCACAACGGTTACACATTCGCCCGCAAGACTCGCTGCACCTCCGAACAGAGCATCTACGTGATGATCGCCCAGGTCTACGAAGTCCAGTTCGCTGTTGTCGAGCCGAGCGTCTACCCGATCGAGGACTGCATAGGGCCGGACTACGACTACATCGGAACCTGGGATGCTCGACGCAATGGGTTGCAGATCGACGACTACCTTCGCGTCAACGAGCACATGCAGGTCTGCCAGGGTCCTGGCTACGCCCGGATGCCGCTGGAGCAGATGACCCCTGTCGAGGACGAGGAGAAGCAGGACGTCGTAAATGCCCCGGAGCACTACTCGTGGTTGGGCAACGCACTGGCCGAGCAGGTCGAGAACGTCGGCGATGTCGAGGTCTTCCATGTGCTCATGGCCGCTTTCGACAAGGACCCGCTTCTGTGGCAGGTCGGCAAGTACCTGCTTCGAGCTGGGCGAAAGGACGACAGGAAGCAGGACCTGAAGAAAGCGAAGTGGTACCTGGACAAGGCCATCGAATGCTGATACACTGAGCTCGTCAAGCTGTTGAATCGTGTTGACATCTCGCTAGTTTGCACGAAGAACCCCCTAGTTGCCGCTAGGGGGTTCTTCAGTACTCAGTTGTTCTCGTACTCCTTGAGCACCTTGCGAAGCCTCTCATTCTCCTCCTTGTAGGAGTCGATGATAAGTTCCTGGGAGGCGATCATAGCCTGCCATTGCTGAGTGCTTTGTTTGGCCTCCTGCACCTCCGCTTCTTTGATGCCCCGCTTCCTGTCGGCGAAGGTCTTTAGTATCGGAGGCACCGCGGCAAGAAGGGCTGTAACGAGCGCCACCACAGAAGCTACAGTAGCGCTCATATCAAACCCCCTGCTCGACACTGTCCTTCATGTCCTGAACAAAACGGGCGTGCTTGATGGCGGAGTGAAGGACGTTCCATCGCGCTGCCAGGAAGAACCACAGCGCCCACAGCAGCAGAGCATGCGGTCGGGACGTAGGGCCGTTCAGGGCTATAATACCGCTAGCCGCCATGAACCCGAGCAGGGGTAGCAGCGCTATGTATTCGAACTGCGATTGCCGACGCAGCACGAAGATAGTAGCACCCAAGGATGTGACGAAAATACCCAGGAAGAGGAACCAGTGGTAGTGCAACGCGAGCTCGGGGATGTCCATGAAGTGACGAGGCCCACTTAGACGCGTGAGGGCGTAGGCCGACAGGGAGCCGTACGACAGAGCGCGTGAGGCCCTGTCGAGGTGTCGTTGCCACGGAGGCTCTTGGATGTATGGAGTCGTGGGGATGAACTGCCTCATTTGATCCACCCGTAGATGACGTAGTTCGTCGTGATGAGATGACCAACAATGCCGCGGGGGACGATGATCCTGATCCGCTTGATCGTCCCGTCCTTCTCCGCGAACTGATGCCAGTTGTTGTTATCCGCACTGAAGGCGCCCGGCCACTCCTCCGCGTTGCCATTGGTGATCAGGGTCACTGCGACGCCTGTGTAGGTGTTCTTCAGCGGCAGATAGGCAAAGGCCGAATCTGTGGTCTGGTCGTTCCCGTAGTAGGACCACTCCGTGATCCTCAGGACCGAGACGCCCATCTCCTGTCGGAATTTCGACTCCTCACCCTGTTGGCCCCACAGGATTTTCCCGTAGCAGGGTGTCGCAGGAGTGAAGGTCTCGTTACCATTCACCATCCAGGAGGCGATCGAATCACCGTTCATCTTCCAGGCGGCACCGTCCCAGGTGATGAACTTGCCGTTGTTCTTCAGGTAGAAGAGGAACGGGTTGTCGCCTGTCGGCTTGAGGCCCGTACGTTCCAGCTCCATGCGTTTGGTGGTGGCGCCCTGAATGTTGGTCACGCAGTAGACCCCGTTGTACCGGAGGTTCTGGATGGCGTTCGACACGGAGTTCATGCCCAGGTTGAGGAAGTTCTCCCAGGTGTTGACTGTGTCCTCGGAGGAGTACTTGTAGACTCCGTTGCTATCTATTGCTCCCACTGTGGCAACCTCTCTATGAAACTCTTTGAGAAGTCGTACTTGTTGACGGCATCCTCTTCAGTACATTCCACATCCATCTTAGGTGCCCAAGGTATCCTTCGAGCAGCTTTGACCTGCCAGGAGAACCAGGTGCCTGCTTCACCCGAGACCTTGAACTTCCCATCCTCGACAGGTCCAAGGACCTTCACACCATTCGAGGTGAATACTGATGTGGGTGCATCCTCACTGTGCAGCTTGTCGAAGTACTCGGGAAGCTCGATGGTCATCTCCCCGCCCTCGGGAAGCGTAGCGTTGTCCCAATACTCGATCCCGTCGTAGGGGGACTCGGTGCAGGTGTAAACCAAGAGGTGGTCATCTTTTGTTGGATGACGAATGACGAAGCTCTTCCCCTGATCCGAGCTGATACGGCCGGTAGCACGGAGACTTCCATTAATCAGTGTCTTCCGGAAGACGTTATCCTCGTTGCCTCCTGCCCCCCAGTCGTTCTGAGTGATCGGGAATCGTGACCGGATGTATGAGTCGATGTACACCGAGTACCCGGCGGAAGCATGGATGTGCAGGTCCCCATCGCAGAGGATGTCGGAACGGCGCCCCCCAGTGGTCAGGTGGAACATCCATTTCGGAGTCGAGCCCTTGTAGTTGCCCGCAGCGTAGAAGTGAGTGGGCGACATCAACAGGTTCGACAGAGGCGTGTTGACGTTCTCCTGCCGTGTGGAGATAGCCAGGTCCTGCCCTGACTGCCGGATGTAGGACCAGGTAGGGTTTCCGACAGCATTGACCCCACCTAGGTACAACTGGCCCGGGCTGAGCTGAGAGAAGTAGCGGGTCCCATCGGTGAACTGCCGCCCGTACAGGGTTAGCGCGGGATCGTCATTGCCAATGACGCCCAGTGCAAGGATGGGCTGCTCCGTGGTGGGGCTGAACGCGGAAATGCCGATGACCTCGCGGGTGAACTCCTGGGACTCGTTCTTGAAGGGCACAGCCTTGGAGCGCCCGAACCTCATGTCCTGGCGCGAAGTCTCCGGATCAAGGAGGAAGTCCCCACCAATAAACCGCCCACCGATGAAAGTCTGACCCCGCAGCGTGTCAGCGTCGAACAGGGATGCCTTCAGAGTACCCGTGGTGATCTTCGACGCGCTGATGGAGTCAATCACCGCGCTGTCGGCTGTAATCGAGCCGGCCGCGAGCTGTGCGGCAGTAATGGATCGGGCAGCGATGCGTTGACCGTTGATGAACCCCGTGGTGATCTTCCCCGCGTCGAGGCTCTTGATGATGCCCGACTCCGCTGTGATAGAGCCCGTCTGCAACTTCTCGGCCGAGATCGAGTTCGCCGCAATGTGATCCCCGCGAATCGTGTTCGCCTCGATGAGGTCACCGGTGATCTTGTTGGCGACAATGGACTTCGCCTGAATGATCCCAGCCCAAATAGTGTCGGCGACAACCTTCTGGATATTGGCCGTGCCGGCCGTGAGCTTACCGACATCGAGGGAAGAGATCATGCCGTTGGTGAGGCGCTGCTGGATCCACTCCAGGCCGTTCCACCTGTACTCGACAAGGACGGAACCCGTCGTCTTCTCACGACCACGGGCGGTATCCCCAGGATTGTAACCACGAAGGGGCGGGTAACCCGAGCCGTCGTAGTAGAAAACCCGGCCCCCGTCCTGTCGGACCATGGCGAGGATGTCGTTGCGAGTCTGGTCCGCGTGAGCCGCGATGTTGTAGGCCTCGGGGTCTTGGTTCCTATCGACCTCGACCCACTCCGCGCCGTTCATCCCGTGCACGACTTTCGAGTTGTGCGCGGTTGAACTCCAGCCCGGGAACAGATCTGGGCCCGGAGTCGTCTTGTCCCCGGGCCACGTTATGTACTCGTACGAACCCATAGGATCACTTGATCCTGATGATGTAGTTCAGCACAATGTACGGAGGCATGTTATTGTGCGGGCGGCTCCCGCCGGTGTCGGAGGCCGAGAGCTTACCAAGAGAACCCTCGGAGGAGCCTGAGGCGATGTTCCACTGGTTACCACCAGATACATTCGATCCCCAGATGCCCATGTCGCGCCAGTTCGCGACGTTCGGGTTACCGATGTCGTGGCTGTGGCGCGGCATCTCGTCGAGGGACAGAGTGTGCTGAGCCTCTCCACCGAGGTTGTTGAGGTTGACGAACTGCGCGTTGCCCTGGTCCCTGGTGACGATGACACGGCCCTTGAGGTCGGGGAGCTTGAAGAAGTTACCCGAGGCCCCGTAGATGTTCTGGATCACCGAATACAACTGGGGGTACACCGTGCGGTCCATCTGCCGCCCGTCGCAGAGCGCGAAGTTGTCCGGAGCCGTGACACCGGCCCACGCAAGAATGGCGCCGACAGGAACCAGAGGACCGGAGTCCATGCGACCCACGTAGAACTGCTTGATCCCATCGATGATCTTGCCGAGCTCCGTCGCGGCCTTGAGTTCGTCAAGACGCTGCTCCAACGCCTTGAGCGCGGTGGTAGTGGCGAAGAGGTTGTTGGCCTGCTGCCAGTGCTGGGCCTCGGTCTTCGTCACATCGTCCGCGGCCTTCTGCGCCTTGTCGATCGCGGCCCTGTTTTCGGTGACCTTGGCCACCGCAGTGTCGGCATTCTTGGCTGCCGCGACGAGACCGTCCTCGACCTTGTTCAGCTTGACAGCGGTGATGGGTGTGGCCTGCGCACCCTCGCCATCGACCCAGTTCGCATTCCGATCGTAGGGCATCAGTCTTCCTTTCCGGCCTTCCTCATGCGAAACAGTTTACCGTCGGGAGACATCCATACAGAAGTATTAACGATACCCTTCGAAGGCGGGTAGGGCGACGTGAGAACCTGCCCCTCGATACGCTTGAACGTATCAGCGACGCCCTGGCTGGCCTGGGCGAGCCGAGCCTGGAGGTTGTCATTGTTCGTCATCTCGACGCCCATGAGCCACACGTTGTTCGCTAGTGACGACAGACCGTCGATCCAAGGCACGACTACGTTTTCCCGGTTGTTGGGGTCGTAGGCCGCAACGATGGTCGTCTTGAAGACATGTGCCTGCCCATCCGGGGGAACCACGAAGATGTTCGGATTCGGGTTGACATTGCGTTTCCACGCGTTATCAGAATAGAAGTCGAAGCCCACCTGGAACTGAGCAGTCTGAGTGGACTCATTCCTCAACGAGAACGCGAACGTGTACGTGTCATTCTTCGTAGCGCGCTTCACCTTTGGCGGAAGAATCAGCAGACGTCGGGCCCCGCCGGACGTGTCACCGCCGACCCAGTGGTAGCGTCCCGGGTAGTTGGTCTCGATCCGCCAGTTCGATGGCGTCGCGGCCGTGGTCCAGGCGACAGGGAAGGTGGCGTCCAGGATGTCCGAAGTGCCCGAGCGGAGGCGCTCTAGTGCGGCCCTATCCTCGTCCGACATGGAGGTCTTGGGCGTGACATCCACGAAGTCCTGCTTGGACTGGCCGTAGGAGTACATCCTGTAACCGTCGTCCGTGTCGAACCACAGGTCGCCCTGCTTGCGCCCCTGGAGTGTCGGCTTCTCCGGCGTGTAGAAGATGGTGTTCTTGCCGTCCGCACTCTTCTGAGCGTTCTCCGCCGCGAGCTTGGCCGCAGTGGCCATGTCCTCGATGTCCTGCGCCTTCTTCAGGGCCTTGCTCGCTTCGGATTGCGCCTGGGCAGCCTTCTTTGCGGACTCGACGATGTCCGGGTCCTTGATCTCGACCCACTTGTCCGTAGTCTTGTCGTAGCGGTACGGACGGTTCTTCCCATCTGCTGTGTTGATCCACAGGTTGCCCTCGACACGGTCGGCCCCCGCGGGCTCGTTGGGCGAGACGATCACACGACCGTCGCTACCGGCCTTCTCCTTGATGTCCTTGATCTGCTTCTCAAGGTCAGCCTTGGTCTTGTCGTACTTCTTGTCAGCCTCATCAGCGCGCCTCTGAAGCTGAACGACGCCGTTGTGGGCCTCCTCTAGATTGTCCGACAGAGACTTGGAGAGGTTCTTGAGATCAACAGCGCCCTCGCCCAAAGTGCCCGTTCCGTAAGTCTGCCTGACCCACCGCCCGGCCATGTCGAGCTTGAAGTTCTCGGCCTTGTCACCGACGCGCTTCATGGAGGCTTGCTCCCAGCGCCAGATCTCAGTGACGTTGTTCTTGTCCCCGACGTAGACGTACCAGACCGCGTTGGGGTGCAGCGGATAGTCAGGCTTCTCCTTCTGCACCCCAGGTGTACGGTTCACCGGCGGTCGAGTGGACCAAGTCACTGCGTCCTGAGCAAGGCGCGACACGCGCTCAATCGCCTCGGTGTCATCCAGGCGATCGCGCATCTTGGCTAGTTCGCCAGCCATGGGGGCCCAGCGGTTGGCTGCGTTGTTCGCGGTGGCGACGGCATCGCCCGTGCGCTGCTCCAGCCGGTTGATCTTACGCTCGATCGCGCAGGTCCAGGACTGCGTCTGCTTCGAAACGTTCGGTGCAGGGTACAGGTGCCCCTCGTAGTCCCGGCTCATAGAATCCCCCTGTCGCTGATCTCTCTAAGAGTCCGACCGCCCCCAGAGAGCATTCGAACCTTCGGGTAGACGCGTTGAACATCTCCCAGTGTCGTGTCTCTCGACGCGGTCAGCTGAGCATTATTATCCGACAGGGAGGCATTCGATACACGCCACCAGTGCCCATCCTGCTTGTACCGGACCCCTGCAAGGCGGCCGAAGACCTGACGTTCCCCGTTGGCCTCGGTATCTCGAAGCGGGTTGATGCCCTGCCAGGTCGCGTTCAAGGAGTGTCCGCTGTACTGATCCGCGGTCCACTGAGCAGCGTGGTAGGCCTGGGTGCGCGTGGTAATGCACTGATTGTCGATCGTCTGCTCCTCATCCGTCCCAGGTGTGCCAGTGTGGAAGGGGATGGTTTCAATATCGACGTAGGTGCCGTTCTCCCCAAGCAGGAACAAGCCGTTGTAGTCGGTCTTCCCATCGGACTCGCAGATGCGGAAGGGGCTGAGTTCCTCAAACAGCATGCCAGTGACGACGACATCGACAGAACGCTTGTCCTTGTTGAGGCGCACCTCAAGGCCTCCACCCATATCCTGCCACTGAGCAGGAGTGATCGCCTTATTGTCCTTACCGACAACCATGTAGATGCCATTAGGCGTGTTCTGGTTGTCCACGAGAGGCGCTTTGTTGACGACAGGGATCGCCATGACCTGACGGGGCTGTCGCACGGACGACACCTCGCAGGGGAGCTGGAGCGTAGTTACTGTCTGCTCCCCTGCGTTCACCGTGATCACGGGCGTGTCAGTCTGCCCGAACGTCGTCTTGGCGTCTGGGTAGAGCAATGGTTTCGGAGGCCAAATCACATCGTGTCGGAACGCCATACGATGGTAGATATTCACGTCGATGTTCTTCACTTTCTGCGAAGAACTCATCGTGAGGTTGTAGCCCGAGGTCACATCGTTGACGTACATGATCTGGTTGCGGAGTGGCTGGAACTTGAGCTTGCCAACCTCCCACGACATGTCGATCTCATTTGCACTGAGCCACTGCTTCATGGCCTGCCACACAACGACACGCTGGGCAGGGATATCGTACCGCCCCTTCAGGAGTGCCTGGTCGATTTCCAGCGTGTACTGCGAGCGCTTGATCCCGACAGCGTTGAAGAACATCTCGATGACGGCCTCGAACGGCTGACCCGTCATGCTGGGGATGGTGCCCGCCTGGACGAGTGCCGACAGGGGCGACCCGCCGGTGAGGGTCCAACCCGACTCAGTACCCTCGATGTCCGTGATACGGAACTCAGTCGAACCGAACTCGTTCGAGATCACAGTCATGCCCTGCCCGAGCATCGACATGAGACCCGGCTGGTAACCGACACCCTGCACCTGCAACTGAGGGACTCCGGAGTCCGAGGCGCCTCTGTCGAGCGATGTGGCGTCCTCCGCGACGGACCAGGAGGAGACCGTGGAGTTGTCAACTCCGGTGAATCTCACAGCCACGGCCAGACCTCCTTCACCGAGAACTCAACCTTGTGGAATCTCTTGTTGGACTCGACCTGAATTGAGCCCGGATCGACCATCATTGTCGTGAATCCCATGGGCGGTGCGTAGGACGTGATGTCCGGACCCGCGCCGAGGCGCTGCTGGTAGGACGTGTTCTTCACGTGCAGGTCGCAGACGAGGATCTGAGTGTCCGGGGTCCACGCATCCTGATCGATGTGCAGCCACGGCCCAGCCTTCACAGCGTCCGCCGGCACCGTCCAGCCTCCGGACCACTGAGCCCAGCCGTCGCCGAGCTCGGAGCGCTTCTGGAGACCGACATCTGTGAGCCCTGAGAGGCCATTCGCCTTGAGGTACCTCACACCACCCTTGAAAGCCTTCGAACCCTTGAGGACCTTCGCCTTCACCTCGATGTCGATCCTGTCCCCACCCTTCAGGGCCGAGTAGTACTCCTCGGGGATGTAGTGGTCCCGAACATTCAGCAACCGAGCATTGCCGACAGGGGCGCGCTCGCTCGTATCCTCACCGATCAGCACACCACCCGGGTTCATCTCTGGGTTGGTGAACAGAGACCAAGGAGCATGCGGGTCAAGATCTGAGTAACCGGACCCGGCATCGAGTACCCCACGAATCCAGTGCAGAAGGCCTGACCCGTTCGCCTCCGCAGGTTTGATCGTGATGGTCGCACGCTGCACCGTGTCCGTGTCGTTCGGCACGATCTTCGTCTCGTACGGAGCCAGTGGTGAGCCGTCCTTGAACACGAACTTCTGCGTATCATCCCCGACCGTCTGCACGTAGAAGGTATAGCCCGGGGGAATCAGTATGGTCTCCGTGTAGGAGGCCGGGGCCATCGTAGCCTTGCCCGTCATTCTCAATGCGAACTCCGGTCCGTCGCCGGATCGAGTGTCCATCTGAGCGAGCACAGTGCCATCCTTCGCGAAGGCGATGGGCGACAGGGTGTCCACCAGGAGGAACGGCTTCCCGAGGAAGGGCGACAGGATGTTGAGATCGGGTCTGTTCAGGCAATCCACGTACCGAACGGGGTTCGAGCCCGCTGTCGAGATCAGGTCCATGAGAGCCACGTAATCCGCCGGGGACATCACGTTCCAGGAGAGCTTGTACGCCTTCGCGGCGAACCGGGAGGGCGTCATCCCATTCGCTCCGTTGACGAGCTGAGTTACCTGCCCCCAGGGCGTCGCTTGAATGGCAGCGTCTTTGATCGGAGCCGGAAGAACGAGATTCTTGTTCCCGACTCCTAGCACGCATCGGTTATCCAAGACTGCCATCAGTACGACCCCCTCTGTCCGTTAACCGCATTGTATCCGTTGACGGAGTTGGAGATCACGCGCCCATCGAGTGTGATCATACTCGACATGGACCGGGCGAGTGCCGCGATGGTCCGAGAGGAAAGATCCACTCCGCCACGTGGAATGCCCCCGCCAGAGTACGGCACGGACGGAGCGTAGCGCCTGGCGTTGATCGCGTCGAACATCCCAGAGCCATAAGTCTCCACGGCACTGCGGTTGATGACGTATTCGCCGCTGCGGACCGCGAACAGGGACCCTGTCGGGTTCATCGCGAGCAGGTTGTCCGTGTGGTAGTTCCCGCCCGGGTTGCCCGGGATCATCCCACCCGCAGGGCCACCGCCGGCGAACCCGGCGATCGGAGCACCCAGAGCGATTCCGACACGGGACCGGATCGGACCGCCGTTGGCGTAGGCCGGAATCTGACCACCATTGTGGAACCAGGACTTGACTGTGTTCCACGCCGAGCCAACCTGCTGCGCTACGAACTGGACCGTGCGCGTGGCGGCCAGCTGAGAGAAGGACTGCATGACGCCCCAGTAGGAGCCCTCATCCTTCTTCGCCTCGAAGTTGGCCTTCCTGTTCTCGGCAACCTTGTTCAGGGCCTCGTTGACGGAGAGCTTCTTGCTGTCGTTCGTCTTGGGCTCGTACTCCGCGTCACGATCCTCAGCAGTCTCGTCAAGCTCCTTGTCAGTGTTGTTCTTGTCGCCCTCGTTGACATCTGGCTTGTACTCAGCCTCCCGAGGTTCACCCGTCTCGTCAAGCTCCTCCTTGGTCTGCTGATTGTCACCCTCGTTGACGTCCGGGTTGAAGATGGCCGGGCGATCGTCGGCGTTCTCGTCGAGCTTCGCCTTGGCAGCTTCGTAAGTGGCGTCATCGACATCGGAGTTGTAGTTGGCGTCGCGAGGCTCGGCCATCGCGTCCAACTCCTCCTGAGTGAGTCCGAACGCCTCTGCATTCAGTTCAGGGAGGTACTGCTTGTTCTCGTCTTTACCGAGCTCTTCCAAGTAGTTCTTGGTTGCGTCGTACTCCTCCTGAGAGGCCTTCGGTACGTACTTGACATAGATGTCATAGGCCAGCTCATTCATCCTCGTGTTGAGTCGAGCAGCACCCTGCTCGTCAACCTTGGGGACGAACATCGTGGGCCGACCCTCAGCGTTGGCGTTCTCGCCGTTCTTGATCTGATCGAGCTGGTTGAGAACCATTCCACGTGCGTCGCGGTCAACATCAGGGTGGTACTCCGCCTCACGGGGCTCGGCCATATCATCAAGGGCTCCGCCAGTAGCAGCCGCGGAAGGCTCATCGAGCTCAGTCGGAATCTCCGCAGGGCCATAATCGCCATTGGCGACGTCCTCGATGGCCTGCTGAGTCGCAGCGGCAGTGCCATTATCGGTGACGTTTTCCTCGACAGAGCGGGGAACGCTCTGAATCGTGGATGCCAGGCTGTCGAACCCACCGGCCAGTTCGGTGACCTCACCACGGTTGAAGCCCATCTGGACCGCCTGATTGATGAACTCCTCCTTGAGCTGGCGCGCATAGGCCGCAACCTGCTCATTCGAGGCACCCGTGGCGGCATAGGCCTCGATCATCTCCATCATGGTGGACTGCAACTGCTTCAGTGCAGCCCTGTTCTCGATAGCGGCCTGTGTGTAGCCCTGAAGAGCGAACATGCCCTTCTGAGCCTCCGCGATCTCCTTCTCCTTGTCGGCGATCTGAGACTTGGTGTCGTTGATGTTCTTGTTGGCTTTGTCAATGTCAGTCTGAGTTGACTGAATGCGTTCCTTGTCGCCGTACTTCTTCGCGATCTCGTTGAAGTACTTGGCGTCGCGGAGTTCCTGCTGCTGCTCCGACAGGGTAGTGTTGAGATCCTCGATCGACTTCTTGGCGTCCGCAATGGTCTTGCGAGCGTCCTCGATCTTCTTCCTCATGGTGTTGAGTTGCGAATGGTAGTTGTCCTTCGCAGAACGGGACTTCCACCACTTCTCCATGCTCTCCTTCATCGCGGTGGAGAGGCGCGACAGGAAGTCCTTGAAGAGCTCGGCGGGCGACTTCTCCTTCTGCTTCGCTTTGGAGGAGCCGCCAGAGGGCGAGGAGGACCGAGGCGTGTGAGACCTAGGTGTGTGGGACCTGGGTGTGGAGGACCTGCGAGGCGTGTGTGAGCGTGGCGTGTGACCACCGCCACCGCCGCCTCCGCCGCCACCTCCACGGGACTTGCGGGGAGTCGGCTGGTAGCGACCCATGGCGGACTGGAAGGCAGCAGCAGCGCTCCCAGCCCCTCGCCCGCGGCCCTTGCCCTTTTTGAGTTGGCCGCCGATCTGACCAACAGCCGCTCCGGTCTTGGCACCCGCAAGCATCGCTTTAGCAAGTGACAAGCGCTGAATGATCTGCCCGACAACGGAGTCGGTCTCGACCTTCATGTTCTTCAGATCGATCTTGAGCCCGTTGTAGTTGACTCCAGGACCGTTGATGTTCTTGGAGATGATCTGCCAGAGAACGCCCATGTCCTGGTCGGAGGCGCTCAGCATCTTCTGGAGATCGGAGAACGTCGTCGAGCCGTCGATGTTCGCGCCGGGGATCGTCTGGTTGAAGACGTTGTAGATGTCCGACATCCCCTGTTCGCTGATGCCGAGCTGCTCCTGAACACTCGACAGGGTGGCCGAGGGGTCGATCTCGATACCGGGGACCGTCTGCCCTGTCGTACCGGCGACGGCCCCGACACCTTGCTGAGCGATCTGCTGAGCCTGGTCAACACCCTGCTGGGTCGGGGTGTTGTCCACCTGAGGGCCGGGCATTGTCTGCCCGAGCATGGCCCCGACGTTGTTCATGGCCTGCTGGACCTGCGAGGTGTCGATGCCCTGCTGACCGAGCTGGTCAATGGCGGCCTGCACGTACTCCTGAACGTACTTCTGAGCCTCCGCTCCAGTCAGACCCAGGTTCTGGGCGACCTGCATGGCGTTCTCAGCCACAGCCTTCAGGTAGGTTTGAAGGTTCTGGAGGTTCTGCCTACCTCCCTCAGTCGTGGTGTTGATCACATTGCCGTTGTCCTGAAGGCCCTGGTTGAACTTGTCCAGGGCGTCGAACATAGCAGCCTCAGCATTCTCGAACCCAAAGGCCCTGTCGATTGCCGAGTCCACGGCGGACTTCCACTTGTCCCAGGCCTCCGAGGCCTTGTCAGCAGCACTAGCGTTACTATCCGCAGTGCCGTTCATCCCCTCAAGGGCGCCGTTGGCCTCATCCGCCGACAGGCCCAGACCCTTGAGAATCTGCTGCTGGGCATCATGCGAACCAATAGCTTGCTGAACCGCAGCACCAACGTTGCCATTAGCGTCCTGAAGACCTTTCAGGGCATTGATCTGGTTATTGATCGCATCGGTCTCGTTGTTAATGGTGTCTATATGCTTACCCTTGACCGCCTGCGAATTCGGGTCCATGAGGGTGGGTGCATTGGAGCCCGACAATTCGGACTTCTTCTTGTTGAGCTGATCGATGAAGCCCTGAACATAAGCGTTCGCCGACTCCTGACCCTCTGTCGCAGCTTTTCTGGCATACTCGCCCCAGTCGAAGCCGACATTCTTCAGAGCATTCAGCTGCTCCCCCGTGAGCTTCTTGAAGCCCTCAGACCCGGCAATCGCGTTACGAATGAGCTCAGCGGTGTTCTTGCCGATCTGAAGCGTGGTGTAGCCCATCTGCTGAGCGACCTCACGGGTGGCTCGGACGATCTCGCCCTGGGCGTTCACGAAGTAGTAGGACTTCTCCGCGGCGCTCTTGTAGGAGGATCCCGCACCATCCGCAGAAATCATCAGGTCCCCGAGGCTGCGCTGCGAACCGTTGGCGATTTCTTGAGTATCAGTGAGAACGGCCTTCTGAACCTCAGCCGCGCCCCCTAGAGCCGAGAGTGTCTCCGCTCCGGCCTTCTGGGCCTTCTCAGCAGCGATCTCCTCAGCGTTGGCGATCTGGTTGTAGCCCTCAGCGATAGCAGGCAGGGCCGACAGGGCAAGGGAAGCCCAACCGGCCGGGCCGAGGGAGGCGAAGAAGCCCTTCACAGCGGTCCCAGCGGCCGCCATAGCCCCGGAGACGGCCGAAATGCCTGCGCCCATGGTCCGGGTAGCAGCAGTGGACGCGGAGGCCGCAGAGGAGGCCATACTACGCGCTGCGCCCAGGCTCTCCTGAGCAGCGGTCTCGGCCTTGATGGCTGTCGTAGCAGCGTTGTGGGCGGCGGCCTCGGAGGCCGTAGCACCAGCCGACATGGCCGATGTGCCCGCAGTGCTCCCGGTGAGGCGCTGCTGGGCGACCTCAGCCTGAGCGGCCTTCACGCGAGCGTACAGGGCGGGCTGCTCGGACAGGGCCGCGTTGGCCTGCTGAATGGCCTTGGCGATGTTGCTCCAGGACAACTGCCCCGAGAGGCCCGCCTCAACCATGTTCTTGCGAACCTGCATCATCGAGGAGGCGACCGACAGGACGCCCGCCTGGAGGAGCTTAGCGCCGGTCTGGAGGGCGATGAATATCGTCACACCACCGGCAAATGCCGCGATGACTCGGCCGACCGGAGTCTCCCCCAGACTCGACAGGGCGTTGGCGAGCGCCTGGACACCGTCTAGGATCAGCTTCAGCGGAGCCAGGAAGGGCTCGCCGAAGGAGGCCATCATGTTCTCCAGCGCGTTCTTGGTCTGCGCGATGGTCTCCGTCATGGTGGCATTCAGCTTCTCCATGGACTGCTCCAGGAAACCAGTGTTCGACCCTGCCTCAGCAGAGTTATCCATGGTCTCCTTGAGCAGGTCGAAGTTCACCGCGAGACGCTTCACGAGCTCGATGTCGCGGGTGGACTTCAAGCCGATGTCGGAGAGCATCTGAGTCATCTCCACGCCGTTCCCGGCCTTGGAGATGGACTCGATGAGCTGGTTGAAGAACTTCGAGGGGTCGTTCTTCCAGAGCTCCAGGGCCTCCTCGTTGGAGATGTGCATCTGCTGAGCGAAGTCCGCCATGCCCTCCGCGCCCTGAGCGGCGGCCTTGTTGAAGTTACCGAAGATGCGCTGGAGCGAACCCCGAGCCCACTCAGCCTTCACACCGACAGAGGTCAGGGCCGTAGCGTAAGCGAGAGTGGCGTCTTGCCCGATACCTGCCGACACGGTGGTGGTCGAGATGCTGTTCGCCATCGTCAGAATCTCGTCCTCGGTAGCGACCGCTTTCGCACCAAGCTCAGCGACCTGCGAAGCCATCTGCTCGTAAGCCTTGTCGCCGCCGTTCAACGCCATCCCGGCCTGACTGAACGTGTTGATCAGTCGGCCGAAGTCCTCAGAGGCCTTCTCAGTCGTGGTACCAGTCACCATGGAGAACTCTGCGACAGCGCGGGTGAAGTCCCCGAGCTTCTCCGCAGGGATGTTCATCTGCGCGCCGAGCGTTCCGATCTGCGAGAGCTCGGAGAAGGACTTGGAGATGTCGGTGGACATCTGCCTGTACTGGTCGCGGAGGGCCTGAAGCGCCCCGCTAGTCTGGTCCAGCTGAGTCGTACGGGCGATGTCAGCGAAAGCACGGTCCTGATCGGCTGCGGCCTTGACGACAGAAGTAGCGAGCGCCGTCACACCAGCAGCCAGCACCGTCAGGTTATTGCGGACCTCCTGCGAGGCGAACCGCATGTTTTCCAGTGAGTGTATGTGCGCGGTGTTCGCCTGAACAGCCTCGTGGGCAGCAGCGACAGAGGCGCGGAGGGCTGCGGCCCGATCCTGCTCAGCAGCAGCCTCAAGCTTCGCTGCGGCCCGACCAGTGTCTACGGCAGCTTGGTTAGTCTGGATCGCGGACTGGTTCGCCGCCTTGCGGTACTGTGCAGCGTAGGCCTTGTCGGTGACTTCAGCGAGTTGCTGCTCAGCCGCGATGACGCGCTGAAGCGCGGCGACACGCTCGGAGGCGCCCGCGGTCGTGGCAGCGGTGGCTTTTTGCTCGGTGACGGCCTGCTCAAGGGCGGCCTCACGGGCCTGCTTGCGGACCTCGTTGAGCTGGCGCTGAGCCTCGATCTCGGTTTTGGACCGCCCACCCAGGTTGTTGTCGATGCCGGAGTTCCTCGACATGCCGCTCATATCGGTTCCGAGCTGCTTGGCGACACGGGCCATGCGCTCGTAGAGGGCCACCTGCTCCTTCAGAGCGGAGACCTGCTTGCTGTCCGCGATGGTGGCATTGTTGAGAGCCTGTGACATGCCCTCGATGGCGCTCGTGGTGGCCTTGATGGTCGAGGAGACGTCGGTCCGCCCGAGGGCCTGCGAGGCGGCGGTCAGGTCCTTGGTGAGCTTGGCGGCCTGCTGGTAGACCTGGATATTGGTGGACATCGCCTTCGCGTCGGACGAAGACATAATGTTCTTGTCCATCCAGGAACCGCCGCGGCTCGCCTGAGTGAGCGACTTCATGGCGGCGCCCATCGCACCAACCGCATTGACGGCCTGGGCGGCAGAGGACTGGATTTTAGAGGAGCCCTGGATGAAACCGGAGGCGTCGAGTTCAACCTCGTACGAGAGCTTCGACTGGTCGGCCACTGTCGTCCCCTTAATAGAAAACCCGGATTGATACCACTAAGAATATCAATCCGGGTTTCATAGCCCCGAGTCAGGTCGGGACGGAGGCCATGGCCTCCCAGGGAGTCGGCAAGGGCTCGAACTCGCCGGTCTCGTCATAGGAGACTCCGACAGGAACGGCGATCTTGGTCACGCCGGGCTGCTTCCGCTCCTTGCGGCGCTCCCTGTCCGCCTCATCCTTCTCCAGGGTCTCGCATCCGTAGCAGATGGTGTCTTGGATGTCGAACTGGACCCTGTTGTCGGTGGTCCGTCCGTACCATACCGGAGTCCCGCACTTGGGGCAGCAGGAGTCGGTGTAGTACTGCCAGGCCATCTCCAGACGGACGTCGAGCTCGTTCCTGAAGTCCTGCGGAAGGGGCTCGCGCCTCCAATCATTGTCAATCTCATCCCAGACCGGAACGGACCTGCTGTACCTGCCGACAGAGGGAAGGTAGAGCGTTGGTGGAAGGTGCGAGTGCCAAGCGGTCTTCAGGGCGATGACGAACTTCTGATTACTCTTCCTCGTCAGTGATGGCCCAACGAAACGTGGGGTCGGCCATCACCTGCTCCAGAGCCGCAGTGGCGACCTGTGTCTTGTCGAAGCCCTCGATGAGTTTGACCCACTCGGCCTCGGGCAGGCGCTGGCGCATCTTGGCGGCCTCGCGAGAGGTCAAGCCCTTCTTGGACTTGCCTCCGGACTTGATGCCGATCACGGAGTGCGACAGATAGTGCTCATAGGCGATCTGCTGCCGGGTCTCACGGAGCTCGTTGGTCTCGTCGGCGGTGGCGTTCTTCTTGATCGGAACGGTCGCCACGATGTGGTTACGGATAGCAGAGATCTCAGCAGAAGCCAAAGCACGAAGAGTGAAGACGATGGCGGTCTTCTCCATCTTCTTCAGAACTTCAGCGAGCTCGGCCTCTGGAGTCTTCTCGTTGAGCGCGCGCACCGGCTTCTCGGTGGACTGGCGCTCCTCAAGAATCTGCTCCTGGAGCTCCATGGCTCGCTGGGCGAGAGTGGCGTCCGGGTAGACGGTGACCTCTCGCTGGGTCTGCTTCACATTGTCGAGAAGCCCATCAAGGTCGAGGAGCTCGTCCTCGGTCTCAGCAGAAGTCAGCTTGTCGTCAGACATCAATCATCCAATCTTTCGATTCGTCAATCGGTCCAAATGAGTATATCAAAAGCCCCGCTCCTTGTGAGAGCGGGGCTTTTGACCCCGGAAGGTTGAACCCGACGATCAGACGAGGGGCTCGTTGATGACCATGGTGCCCTGAGGAAGGAAGGGGACGGTCATCTGGATGGGCTGCTTGCCCTCACCGACCTCATCACGCGGGTTGTCGGGCATGACGAGGAATGCGGAAACGAGCTGACCTGCCTTGGCCGCAGTGGTGTTCTTGTAGCCAATGCGCTTCACCAGCCAGCCGGTGACGTTGGCGGAGACACCACCCTTCTTGAACAGCTCGAAGGCGACAGAGGCGGGGGAGTCCGGGTTGCCCTTGCCTGAGGCCTCGTCGAGGGCCTCACGCAGGAAGGTGAGGGAGGCCTCGTAGGCGTCACGGGTCGGGGTGTTGGACGCGGCGGAATCGCAGATGGTCGTGGTGTCGTCCGTCTCCGAGTCGGTCGGGTTCAGGGTGAAGCCCGAGACGACAGCGCAGGAGATGTCCTTGGCCTTCGCCGGAGTCGGGGTGCCACCACCACCGGCCGGGGTGGCGTTGTAGAGCGCAGCCTTGACGACATCCTTGACCGTCGGGGCGTCCGCGATCGGGACCCACCAGATCGTGGTCCCCGGAGGCATCATCTTCTTAACGGCAGCCTGTGCCATGATCAGTCGTCCTTCCTATGACGAGGAACATAATTGCTGTGCGGGGCGCCATCGCCGAGATGAACAACCTCGCCGTTGACGATCCAACCAGTGCCCCCGCAGCATTCCCGGGGCGACACAGGGGTGTCGTCGGGGACACGAGTCAAGCGGCCATCGGTGTTAATCGCATTAGCGTAGTCCTCGGTGTACTCGAAAACCACACCTTCAACGGTCGCGTACTTTGGCATCACACACTCCTGTCCACCGTCACCTGGAAGGTGACGTAAGAAGTGTATCGAACCGGCCTTACGGTACTATCCGTGTTCCCATACGAGTTGAGCGCCCCGGTCTCGAAGGCCTCGCTCGTGCCTGGAATCTGGAAACCCAGCAACCGCCTGCGAACGGCAGCGAGCAGATGGTTCCGGGCCTTGGGCGACACGGATGAGATGAGCACGCCGAACTGGTGAATCACAGCGGCCTGCGTCACACCAACGATCGAACCGTACTTCCTCATGGCTCCGGGCGTCACATCGCCGGGCATGTAGACGACGTAGTCCTTGCCGTCGTTGTCGCCATCGGGGCGGAGCGAGTCGAAGACCCGCACGCCCTTGAGGGTCTCCAGTTCCTTCATGGCAGCCTCATCGAACTTCTCGACAGTGGCGCCCTCGAAGGGTTCGAGCATCAGAATCCAGCCTCCTTCATCGCCTGATCGGTAGCGGTACGCGCGGACTGGAGAGCGAGCATCCCACGGAGCTTCGAGGTACCCTCCTCCTGGTAGCCGATGTACTTCTCATCAGCATCGGTGAAACCGACAGAGGCGGAGAATTTCCCACCCGAGATGTTTCTCACATTCACCCTGTAGCCCTGCCCGTCGGCGGCTGTCGAGCGCATGTGCCCAATCCACACACGAGCATCCGTGGTGGGATCGTGCTTGTAAGGCATCCCTGCGCCAGAGGTGTCCACCGTTCTGATAACGGCCTCGCCCCCCGCCTTCGCGGCGGCCTCGGTGGCACGGAACGCGTCGGTGATGATCTTCTCCTGAAACCGGCTGAGCCCACTCGTGACCTGATTGAGGTCATGTGATTTTCGCTTCAACTCAGCGCGAACGAGGTCCATCAGTGCGTCCCGCCCTTAGAGTCATCCACGTCGATATCGCACAGCAGGGTAGGCTGCCAGTAGTCGGAGTCCGACGGGGCGTTGCGCACGACAAGACGGAGACCGACGTTGCGCGGGTCGGAGTTGTTCTCCAGTATCTTGACGATCTGCCCGTAGCCCGGCACGAACCGCAGGGTCCTGTCGCCCCACTTCTCCTTGGGGACGAGCAGATTCTTGTCGATGTGGTTCAGATGCACGTAGTAGGCGTGAACCGCGGTGTCGTCATAGGCCGATCTACGATCACGGGCGCGCCAGGCAATGTTCGGGTTGACTGCCGCGTACCCCTTCCAGAGCTCCTTCGGGGGGATATCGACAGGGCCGTCCTCTGTCCACTCATGGCTCTTCGTACCCGGGGGCTCCGTGACGACCACGAGACAATTACAGAACAAGCCCAGCGGCCAGTACGCCCCCGAGTCGAAGCGGGGGTCCTTGTTGTGCAGAACGCTCAGTGCCATGCCCAGTCCTCCCCCGGAGGAACGACACCGGGTAGGAAGTCGAAGCCTAGGTCGCTGACTTCTGCCTCCTTGGCCTCGTCCCACAACCTCTTGGCCTGCGCCCGGAGCTCCGCACCCAATGTCGCACCATTGGTGGATTTGTTGTCCGTGGAGATGACCTTGAGGATCAGCGTCTCGGAGGTGGCGATCGCCATGAGAGCACGAGAGGCGGCCTTCTTGACGTTACCGCCCTCAATGGCGAGGAAACCAAAGAGTTCCATATCGCTGAAGATGTAGGACGGCGGCTTCCGCAGGTCCTTAGGGTCCTCTAACTTGACAATGTCAGGGATCAGCAGGCGCACCTGGTTGACCGGCTGGCTGAAGTCGAGGGACGCCATGGTGTCTCCTTCTGTCAACGCTTTTACAGTAGTTTACAGCGGAACCCCGCCCCTTCGACAGGAGCGGGGTTCCGAGGGACCGCGATAGGGATGTCGCGTGGATCAGACGCCCTTACCGGTGCTGGCCACGATCCCCTCAACGTTGAGGACCCCAGCACCCGTGGTGAGGCGGACACGAGCCTGAGCGTCGTCGTTGTCGAACGAACCAGCGGTGTAAGGAACCTCACCGCCGCCCAGGTACAGACCGCCAGCGTTCTTCACGCGCAGCTCGGGCTTGTCGTAGCCGCGGAGCGCAGTGCGAACGATGGTGCGCTTGGCGGAGGTACGACCACCAGCGGGGGCCAGGACCCAGTTGGTGCCTCCCTGCTGAGCGCCACCCAGGATAGCGACCAGGTCGGAGACGACAACCTTGACCTTGGCGGTCAGGCCATTCTCCTCGATGAACTTCATCTGGTCACCAGCCTTCTGTCCGGCGACGACGCGCTCGACAGTGCGGGTGTTGACCACCATGTTGGCCAGGTTCTCCAGGGCCGGGGGAACCAGGAGGACGTAGGACGGAACGGTGACGTACCGACCATCGACCTTGGTCTCGGCGACCTGCTGCATGGCAGCCTTGATGGCGTCATACGACAGGGGGGCGTTCTTCGGAACGTTGTTGTTGATCAGAACGCCGTCAGCCGCACGAGCCTTCAGGGTGGTGCCGAGCGAGTCGGAGATCACACCGGAGTTGAAGCCCGGAGCGCTCGGGTCGAGGGAGAACAGCGCACCGTAGCAGGCGGCGTCAACGGTGCGAGCGGCCAACTTGGCGGCGTCCGAGGGGAACCGCTCGATCAGGCCGTAGTCGTCGTTGATGAAGGCCTCCCAGGAGAACTGGAGGCGAGCACCGTGCTTGGCAGTGTCGATCCAGCGACCCGAGGCCTTGTAGCCGAAGGTCGGGTACGGGGTGAGCTCCGGAATCTTCGGCAGGGTGCCGGCCGGAGCCACGAAGCCGCCGTTGTCCCGAAGGAGGGTGGCGTCGATGTCGTGGTCGAGCGAGAGGAGCTGGACCGGGCGGAAGTCGTTCAGCAGCTCCTCGCTGGCGAACTCCTTCCAGGTCTCCTCCTGGTCCTTGTAGGCATCCTCGAAGGCGGGCTGCACGGCCTGGGTGAACCAGGGAGCGAGCATGTCTGAGGTGACGGCCTCACGGAAGGTGCCGCGGTCACGACTGGAGTCGGCCTCCAGAATCGCGTTCTTCAGCTGGCCCTGGGCCGCCCGGTCACCACCGATGGCGGACTCAAGAGTCTTGGCGAACTCAGTGTAAGACGTGAACATTTTGTCCCATCATTCCTTTCAGCGAGCGAGGATGACGGGAACCGTCTGGGCGCCCGTACTGGAAACCTTGGAGTAGGCGTACCCGACAAGCCCAGCGGTACCGGTGGCCTTGTCATTGGTGAGCTCCATCTTGCCGTTGGCAACGGGCTTCGCGTAGATCAGCGCGCCCGGCTCAACACCGGCACCGGTCAGGGTCACCTGGAGCTTGAAGACACCGCCAGAGATGCGGACCGAAGCATAGCCGGGGCCGTTGTTACCCCAGGTCGGCTTGGTCAGGGGGTTCCACAGCGGGTCCTGACCGAGCTTGGCCTGGTCCTGAGCGGACGGGGCGATCTCGGTCACGAGGACACCGAGCAGACCGCCGACCTGGACAACATCACCAATGTGGCTCTTGCCGAACTTCGACAGGTCCACCGGAAGAGACAGGGTGTCGGAGTACTCGAAGACCTGAACGTCAGAAATCTTCTTGGCCCCGAAGGTGTTTACCTGAGTCATAGTGATCTCCTTACCTCACTTGAAGTTCTTGATCTTGTAAGGCTCGGAGGACGACTCACGAATCTCCCCGGCCGTGGATGCCTTGACCGAAGTCAGGTAGTGCTGCTCGGCCGAGATGGCCTCCTTCAGCTCAGTGCCGGACTCGACGGCCTCGATGACCCGCTTCTGGGCGACAGAGGGCAGGCCCGAGTCGAGCAGGCGAGTGGCGATGACGAAGGCCTCAGCAGCGGACTCCTTGCGGGCCTTACGCTTCTTCTCGTCCTCGTCGTCCTCGGGCTTCTTCTCACCCGAAGCAGCGGGCGGCTTGTCGTCGGTCTTCTCGCCGGGCGCCTCGGGCTTGCGCTCGGGGGTCGGCTCGGGGGCCTCGGGCTTGTCCTCGGGCTCCTCGGGCTTCCGCTCAGGGTCCTCGCCCGGAGCCTCGCCGGCGGGAGCCTCAGGGGCGACCGGCTGCTCTCCCGGAAGATTGTCCTTGGCGAGAAGCTCAAGAAGCGGGGCGAGAGCCTCGGTCACCGCAGTGGCGATGGCCTGACGGATCGTCTCCTCGTTCATATGGTTCTCCTCATCGGAACTGACGCGCTGGGATTCCAGCACCTCCAGCAAAGCGCCACCTGCGCCCGCCTTCGTTACGAAGTCTACAGAAGTGACTCCATCGAATACCGGTACAATGCCGTCGGCGTCCAGACCGTTCTCCGACCAGGCATTGATCGACACCCCAATATCCTGCCACTTCTCACGAATGATGTCGTTAAACGACGGATACACTTCGCACTCCGCGTATAGTGCTCCATCGAGACCGACAACGGCGTCGGTCACCAACCGCCCCGCGAGATCCTTCACGGAACGCTCGGGGCGGTTCATGTCCTCGTCCTTCGACGGGTGGTCCATAAACATCTGCGTCCCCGCGGGGAAGTGCCCGACGGAGGCGGCGAGGTTGGCCTCCGAGTAGGTGCCGCTGGAGCCCCGCCCGGGGCAGATGATTCGGATGCGGTACCGCCCTGGCTTCTCACCGGACAGCACGTCCGGAGTGGCCGCCTCCAGAAGAGCGGTCACCCCTCCGTGGAAAGCGGACCTGTACTCCGTGCGCATTTCAGGATCTCCTTTTCATTCAGGCGAGTGTCTCGCCACCAGCCTCGTCGCGGTTGGCGTTCGTGCCGTCCGACATGGCGCCCACACCGGTGCGAGAGTTGCTCTTCTTGGCAACACTATCCTGTACGGCATTGGGGTCGGCCAGGCTCTTCGCAGCGAGAATCTCCTCCGACACGGGCAAGTCGTTGATTGGCCTGGCGTTTATCGGCTGGAGCCTGTCGAGGAAGAGGCTGCGCGCCTCAGTCTTATGGAGAATCCCGTTCTGGAGCCCAAGGGTGACGACCTGTCCCCAGCGCTGGATGAGCTCATTCGACAGGGGTGCGAGCTCGACCTCTACCTTCCTACCGAGAGCGAGGAAGATCTTCTGGATGAGGCTCTTGTGAATCTGCCTGCGGAACTCAAAAGCCTTGAAGGTTGGGTCCTCGAGGGCCGTCTCAGCGCCTTGTCGTCCGCCGGCCGAGCCATCCGTAAGGAGGACCGACAGGGGGACGTCGAGAGCGCTGGCGACCATGGAGGCGAGCGGTGTGCCGGCCCCGAAGTCAATGCCTGCTCCAGCCTTGGAGACGGCGGTGAACTCTTGGCCCGCACCGAGCGAGGCGAGGCCGCCGATGCCCTGGGCGTTCGACATCTGCTGAATGACGGCTTGCTGCTGCTTGGCCGTAGCAGATGTGACTTTGAATGCGATTCTGGCCAGGGCCTTGGTCATGACATGGCTGGCCTCAAGGAACTCCTTGTAGGCCTGTGCCCAGTACACAGCACCCATGAGCTCGGGCTTGCCCCATTGCTCGCCGATCTGGCGGTTGACCATCTCGTAGACGACACGATCCTCATGGACGGTCCTGTAGCCCTTCTCGTCCTTGACCGGGGCCCAGTCCTTACCGTTGACGACGTGCCACTCGGGCTTACGTCGCTCCTGCTCCTCTGCGGAAAGGGTGTCCGACACGGGCACGGGGTCGATCAGGAAGGCGAAGATGTCAGCCTCGTCAGTGGCGTCCAGAGCCCGGGCGATGCTGCGGATGCGCGACAGGGGCACCGGAGCCACTCGCTTGTCGGTCCGGCGAACGGTGTAGAGCACGATACCGTCGGTGCAGAAGGCCGCCTCATCCCGAGCACGGGCTGTGCGAGAGAGGACAGTGTCGTAGAGCGCCGCGGTCTCGGGCGTCTTGATCCCAGAAATGCGAGGAATCTCACTCCACATATAGGCGTTGCGAATACCGATGCCACGCTTGACAAGCGGGTTGTAGGCGGCGAGCCTACGAGCCCTCAGCGAGTGCTCCTTGATGACCGTGAGGGATACCACATCGGAGGTGGCGTCCTCATCGCCCCAGCGGGACCAGCCGACGTCCTCCCGGTTGAGGGACGCGACAGCGCCGCGGGTGACCGCTGCGTACGCCTTGGACGCCTCAGTCAGTTGGGCCTGGACGCGCTGGGTGGACCCGCCAATCTGAAATGTGCCAAATTTCACAGTTCAACTCCTCAGGCTGGGGCGAAGGTCCACTCCTCGTTACCCCACTCGTCTATAGGTGAGTACTCGGAATCTGTACTCTCCATTAGGGTATCAGCCTCGATGAGAGAGTCCGTCCCTTCTGTTAGAAGGCTGCTCGGCATCGCTGCATAGCAGATCGAGTCCAGGACGTCAGGGGAAGGCTCACCCTTCCTCTTCAGCTCGTCCTTTCCACGAATGAGGAGTTTGGTTCCCCTGTACTCATAAAGGATCGAGCGGAACTCGTCGAAGAGCCCCTCAGTCTTCTCCCCAGCAGCCTCGTCGGGCGGAATCGACAGTTCACCGACATTGATCGCCTGTGCAACGGAGTCGTACATGGCCGCACGGAAGTTGTACCACTTCAAGTTGTCCGGCGAGGCCGCGTTGCCGACGATCCAATAGACCGGGATCTCCTCGGGCACGTGGTTGTCGATGACAGCCTGGACACCTCGTCCGACACCCACAGCATCGATGCGAATATCCACATCAAGCCCCGACGCCCGCAGACGCTTAGCATGCTGCCCAATTAGGCGGGAGAGCCTGTTCCCGTCGTAGCCCTTCACACGCTCGACGACCTCAACATGGCCGTCCTGACAGGTGGAGATCACGCTGAAATCACCGGTGGTGGACAGACCGACGTCAACACCGATATGGATTGGTGCGGTCGTGTTCCACTCGTCGTCCGCCCACTCGTTCATGGATTGGAGCACTCGACCTAGGTTGAACAGCCCATCGTCGCCGATGTCGGGGAACCTGGCTAGGACCTTCGACACGTAACGAGGATCGTCCTTGCCCCACCGGCGCTCAGCATCATCAACCCACTCCTTCTGAAGCAGGTTGTCCTGAGCCTTCTCGGGCACCTCCTCCCCAGTGAAGTTCGGCGTGTCGAAAGCCGAGATGGTGATGAGGTTCCACTTCCGCTCGGAGGGTGGAAGCTTCGACTCGTCGCGCCAAATCTTCGCCATGTACGAGTTCGGATCATCTGGATTCGCGATGGCGAGGATACGTGCATGCTTGTTCGTGGTGATGGTTTCGACAGAGGTGAAGATGTTCTCTGCCACGCCGCCGGCCTCATCGACAACAGCGAGGACGTAGGTTGAGTGAAATCCCTGGAAGGTGGACTCATCGTAGTCCGCAGGTTTACGGCCGAACGCGGTAGCTGTCTTGAACCCGGGGAAGGTCCACTCCGCCTTACCAGTGATACGCCCTGGCATATTCGCCTTGGACTGGAGGTCCTCGACATAGGACCACATGACGTTCTTCACCTGGTTCCACGAAGGCGCCGTAGTGATCACGCGGGTCTCGGTGGGGTCGTGCGGGTGCGCGTCGAGCCACCACCCGATAGCCCGAGAGGCGAGGAAAGTCTTACCCGAGGCGTGGCAAGATGCGACAAGGGTGCGCTTATTAGTCTGCAATGAGTGAAGAACCTCACGCTGCTTCGACCACAAGTGGTCCCCGAGCCGATCCTGGGCCCAGAGAACAGGGTCCTCTCGCATTGCCCGCTCATGGGAGCGTGTACCGAACTGATCTGCGACAGCCCGGAAGTCTATCTTCTCCGCCATCGGTCCTCCTTCGAAACAAGTCTATAAAAACAGGATCGCCCATCTGGCGGAACCGAAAACACCAGATGGGCGAGAGCCGAAAGGCTAAACGCTCCAGGGGCCGCCGAAGCGGGTCGCAACCCCCTGCCTGCATGGATAATAGTAGCACACCTTAGAAGCCTGTTGACTCTTCAGGCTGTGTTGTTGCCCACACTCAGATAGTCATGTCGGCTTTGGGTTCCTCCAAGATACTGGCCGAACTGGAGGTGGCGTCGGCGAGCCACTCCTCGCGGTGCGCTTCGAGCTGCTTCTGCCCCCGTTTTGTAAGAAGGGGGAACAAATGCTGCTCCATATTGTTCTGGACAGATTCGACAAAGGCAACGATAACCGGAATCTGCTGCTGCTGTATCAACTTGATCTCCGCCTCGACCTTCGTCTTCTTCAGACCAGCCAGATCGCTGACCGCCTCAATGGTCGCCAGAGCCGTCTTGACATTGTCCGGGTTGGTCGCCAGAGGATTCTCAACGACGGAGTCCCAAAGCGCGTCCAAGAGCTTCTCAAGACGGGTGAGTTGCTTCATGAGCTGAGCGTGCTCGGAGAGCGACTCCTGGCTGGAGTAGTAGTCCTCCTCAATTCGGAAGACTTCGGCCTCGGAGAGCTGGAACCTCTCCGCCACCTCGCTGCGCGGCTTGCCCCTCAGGAGAGCCCGGATAACCAGGCTCTTCCTCTGAAGATCAATGGCCTTCTGCTCTTCTGCGGTTCTTTCCATTGAGAATTCCTATCACTCGCCACTGGGAACCGAAAACATAACAGGCCCAGAAGCCCAGCAGCTCCTCGACCGACTCGGCCCCCAGCCCTCTGCCGTAAGCGTACGACAGGGCGCTGAGGGCCGGAACCGAACGACCCTTCATCAGTCGTCCAAATCCAAAAGGAGTTTCATCTGCTCGGACTCGTCGGAGACCTCCTTGAGGAACGCCGCGAAGATGGCCTCATCGCGCATACCCTTCACCTCCGACCCGATGAAGTACCCGAGCCCACCCGACAGGACGCACGCTGCGAGAACTGAGAGAGTCCACAACATCACTGATCATCCCCGTACTCGTCCGCGATCATGACGAACGCCACAATCATGAGGAAACCTACAACAAAAATCATTCGTACCAGAGCTCCCACCTTTTGGCCTTCTTGTCCTGAACCTCGAAAGTCAGCAGAGCCGGATCAGTTGCGTCCCCAGTGCGGTTCGTGAACCACGAGGAGCCGTTGTCCGCGGTTGGACAGCCGATGATGAACTTGTTGTCCCCCACAAGCGACACACCGAAATTGTGGAAGTGTCCGTGAACCAGGATCGAGGCCTCCTGGAGGCCACTGCGGTGCCCGAAAGCGAGGTCCCTGAACCATGACGGAATCTTCGCCTGTGAGCCCGCCAGATGGCCGTGAGTGAAGCCCACAGCGGTCCCGTCGGCGGTCTCCACCGTGACGGCCTCCTCCCACTTCTGAGGCTTGGCGAAATTCACATGATTGAATGGCTCCCGGCCCGACATGATCGCCTGAATGGTATCCGCGATCAGGAGCCCGAAGTCGTCATCCGGCGAATTGGCCCGGTTGTCGTTGCCCCTGCCCGTCCGCACAGCGCAGTGGTTCGAGGGGATCGACACGTAGGTCATCCGGGTGCACAGTGGGGCCAGCATGGCGACCGCCTCAGCCATCAGGCGCTGAGCGACACGAATCTGGTCCGTGAGCGACAGGTCATTGGTCTGCTGCTGAGAGGTGACATTCCAGAAGCCTTCACAGACATCCCCGACATCCGCGATAATGATCTCCTCGTAGGAGCCCTCGGCTTGGATCCACTCAGTGATCCGCTTGAGAGTGGTCATGACACGGTTCACGGTCTCCTGCGTCCCGCCAAGGCTGTCCGTCTTACCCACCTGGAAGTCCGACAGGCACACGACCAGCGTCTTGGGCCGATCCGCCTCAACCTTGGGGGCTACTGCGAGCACGGCCCGGTCGAACACTTTCTCCAGTTCCTCGTAGGAGGCCTCTCGGACGTCCTCAGCGACAGCGACAGCAGGGTTGTAGGTGACCCGCTCGTAGGAGCCGTCCTCAAGCCTCACGGTCCGCCTGCGCTGCGTGATGGCGTTGACAGGAATGTCGAAGAACTCGTCCCTGTCCTGCTCGACAGGGAGCCTGAGCGCCTTCTGGAGCGCCTGCTTGTGCCTCCTGATGGTGGTCTCGTGGACGTCGAACATCCGGCCCAGTGCAACGTTCGACATGCGCTCCCTGCGGGGCTTCTGCGCCTCCTCCAGGATGGCCCTGTCGATCTTCTCGTTAAGGTCGTCCTCCAGGTTGCGCGCCATCAGTCGTCCTCCTCGCCGGAGGCCTGCTTGAAGAGGTCGGCGAACCTGCTGTAGTCCTTCGACAGGAAGAGCTCCTCATCGACCTCAGTGCCCTTCAGCGCCGGCCTCTTGGGGGTCTTCTCCGTCGTGAGCTTGGCCTCCTGACCCTTCTTCGGCTTCCGACGCCTCCTCGGCCTGGGAACGGGCTCCCCATCCTCATCAGGTTCGACATCCGCGGTGCTCTGGATGAAGCTGATGGCCGTCCGGAGCACGTCGTCGATGCTGATGTCGAACCCCGGGGTGCTGACGATGCGGATGAGATCGATCAGCGTGACCTTCCCTGAGCGGAAGTGGTTGTGGATCGTCTGCTGGGCCTTGAACCCGAAGACCTGCGGGTACTGGGCCTGGATGACCCCCTCGCGCCTGATGCGCTTCCTGAGGAGCTCCGCGGCGTACTTGGCCCGTTCGACGACGAGCTCGTCCTCTCTGTACCGCGCGCGCTCGGCCCGCTGATCCTTCCCGGCTACGAATGGCATGTCGGTTCCTCTCCGAGGTTGTGATGGTTCTGATCCGGTCGCCCGGATGTCGCAGATAGAACTGTACCACATACGGCTCGACAGAGGACGACAGGGCCGAGAGATTTCTGTGCTCTTGCACACACTCTAAGGCGTATACCGACCACTCGGTTGAATACATGATGTCGATGTCAAGTTTTCTTGACATATAGAAATTTACCCTTGTTCATTTTCAGGGCTCGAAGACCAAAAGCTGAAATTTTAGGACTCAAGTCCCGAAAATCTTGTTTTTGTAGCACACATTGTATTTAACCGACCGGTCGGCCGAGGAAGAACTCGACAGGGGCTTTTGGTTGGTACGACAGGAAGAAGTCGAGGTTGGATAAACAAGTGTAGGTACGTACCTACATTACTCTCAAACTCTCTTCGTAATATAAAATATAATATTGTATATAGTATATATTTAGTATATAATATTTAGAGAACTCAGTATAATTTTTTATCTAAAGTTCTACGTTGTAGGTACAGATTACTATACGGAGTTCATATTTTTCTATGCGGAGTATATAAAAGCGAATTTGGGGTTTCCTGCGCGCGCACATACGCGCGTACGCGTAGGAGCGCGCGTGTGGCACGTCACGCTCCCGAGTGTTGCCCCTGTCGGAGAGCCGTGCTAGGGTTGCACCTGTCGGTCAACCGGATGTCGCCATCACCCGACCGACGCAAGACTTCGACACCGAGAGGAACCACCAAATGGCACGCAAGGTCCGCCCCGTCCACTGCTGGGGCATCGTGACGCGGGACTTCATCGAGATCAAGGGGCTCGGCGACTGCCGGGTCCTGTCGGACCCCCGGTACTCGTGCGAGAGCCTCGACATCATCCAGTTCTGGGTTATGACCCCTACTTACAAGCCCTTCGTCATCGCCATATCGGATGACTCGTACCTCAACGTCGTCGAGTTCATCGATGACGACGATGAGGAGTTCACCGAGGAGATCGAGCGTGTCATGATCTGCGAGCTCCGCAGGGGCGACAAGTTCTACTTCGGCCAGCGCAAGCACACATTCTTCCACATGAACCTTGACCGGACCGCCGCCATCGAGACCGCGGGCGGCCGGATGATGGACCTAAGGGTCAGCCCCTTCAAGGTCGTCAGGCGCGCCCGGAAGGCCCGCGTCATCAAGACCAAGCCCCTGTCGTTCACGGAGTTCGCCCTGTCGTCCTACGAGAAGGCCCTTGGCAAGCTCGCTGAGGCCGTTTCCCGGTACCAGATGAACCCCGCCCGTGTCGAGGTTCAGAAGCCAGCCAAGAAGGCTGAGAACGCCTCCTCTGTCATCACCTCGAAGGACGTGCCGTCCCCTGCCCCTGTCGAGCCTTGCAACGAGGACTGCGACCGTTCGTACTGCCTAGACTCGATGGAATCAAGAGTCGAGCCTGATCGCCCGCTGACCTGCTCCGACGTCATCGCCGAGCTCGAAGAGGTGCGCCTGCACGAAGGTGATCTGCCCGTGTCGATAGTGAATCCGGAGGACGGCTTCAGGCGAGTCAATGTCAGTGGTTCGATGCTTGAAGATCTTTATGAGTGCGGTGAAACTTATTGGGGCTCCCGGACTTGGGACACGCAGCCCCGGCCCAAGAACCCCACTAAGAGCGAGCTCGTCGTCAGCCTTTGGTGATCAGCATTGACGCTGTAGAACTCCGTTGACGCCAGCCACGATCGCAGAGCGCATACCCTTCTGGGCCGCTCTGACGTATTGGGTCTGATCGTCGAGGATATGAGCGACCACGGGCTTGTTCGAGGCCCGCAGGTCGTTCACAATATTCGCAGGTGCGTCCCACTGCATCGACAGGAAGTCCAACGGCCCTGTCGAACTCTTGAAGGTCTCGTACCAGGGCTTCGTGGTATCAGCGGAGTACGCGTAGCCCCAGGCCCCACAGCCCTCGGCCTTCGCCTGCTCAAACAACCAATTCGAATCACCATAGTACTTAATAACGATCTGTGCAGGTGTCACGTTCCTGTCGGTGATGTACTTCAGCAGCCGCTTCCACTCCCCGGCCCGGTACTTCGGGTCGATGACGAGGCAGTGGGTCTGCCCATACTTGTCGAGCAGCCAGTCCAAACGCGCCGGAACCTTGTCCACCGGAACAGCAGCCTTGATCTCCTCCCACGTCATGGTGTGAGGGTCGGTCGCTGGGCCGCCCAGCGACTCGAAGGTAGCGTTGTGCAGGCCGAACCACACTCCGTCCTTCGACTCGTTGCAGGAGAACTCCAGAGCATCCACGCCGAACGACACGGACTGCGTGTAGGCGTTCTCGGTGTGCTCCACCCACGACCGGCTTCCGCCCCTGTGGGCCACGAAGAACCCGTCCGTGCTCTCCCCGCCGTTCTGAGCGTTCCTGTCCCTGTCGATGAGCTCCTGCCAGGTCGCCAGGCCCCTCGGCATCGCTGCCATCGACAGGGTGCCCTGCTCCTGACCGTCATCACCGATCACCGTCAGTGCCGCGTACTGGTCCCGGTGCGTGTCGTCAGTGCCGATGATGTACCAGTTCTCGTGCTTCTCCGCAGTCGGGGGAGTGGGGTCCAGCCCCTCGGCCGTGAATGGCCAAACAGCCACGCAGGTCTGGATCGAGGCGTCGGTGAAGGCGTAGTCCTTGTCGGCCCAGCCCACCAAGATCGAGCTCGACGAGTTCGGAGCAGGCTGCACCGTCTTCTGCCCGTCGTCGATCGTCTGAATGGCGCCTTCGAACGGCCTGGTGTGGTCCCCACTCGTGTAGTGCTGAAGGCTCACGAGCAGGTGCGGCTTGTTCTGCTTGGTGACAGCCGTCTTGATCTGGATGCTGTTCAGTGTGTTAACTGTTACGCCGTCAGAGAAGTTGAACGACTTCACGACCTTGCCATCGAGCACGAGGACGGTGGCGAGCTGACGACCAGTGTAGGAGGAGCGGGGGTCACCGACGTTGAGGGGCTGCGAGAACTCTTCGACGTCATCGACCTTCTTCGCCCACACACCCAAGCTGCGGCTGGCTACTCCAGCGGCCTGGTTGCCGTGCCAGCCCGAGTTCGGGGCGGTGATGAACGCGGGGACGCCCTGGCTACCGAACTGACCGCCCTGGATGATCACGACCCAGTCGTCGTGCGCGACACCCTTCTCGCCCGAGGTGAGCAACAACACGGGTGCGGGCTGCCTCGCGTTGCCACCGGTCACCTCGATCTGTTTGACCCACGCCGGGACCGCCATCAGTTGCTCCTCCGGACGATCACCGTGCCGGGCTTGGTGCCTGCTGGTACAGCCTCTGTCGGACCGAGCACCAAAACCGTCGCCCCTGTCGCAGCCCCGCCGCCCGGCTTGTTCTCTAGCGCGGTGATTCGTGTGGTGTGATCCCCGACCGTGGTCTCGAGGGTTGTGACCTTGCCCCTCACCACGCCCATTAAAGCCTTAGTGGAAGCGATCTCGGACGTGGCCGCGGAGATCTTCGCCTCAAGACCGGTCTTGAGCTCGTTGATCTTCTGGTTGAGCGTCTCCTCGGTCACACCGCCGCCGGGCTGAGCTGGAGTGAGCAGCGGCTTCTCGACCGACGTCATCAGCAGGTCCATGGCGTAGACACCCTGGAGGTCCATACAGGTGTACTTCACGGTCCAGTTCGGCCAGATCTCGATCATCGAGCCGTCCGAGGTCCAGTTGTCTCCGTCCTTCTTGACGACCTGAACGGTCGCCCGCTCCAACTTCCCGTAGGTTTGTGGCAACGTCGCAATGTGCGTGTTCATCCCTGCGGGCTTGGGCAGTGCTCGCCACTCGTCACCCTTCTTCCTGAAGAACATCGTGGCCCCGACGACACGGTACTGGTACTGCCCCGCACCGACCTGGCCCTGAGCGATGTCCACCCAGCCCGTGTCGCCCGCCTGCACGCCTCCACCCTGGCCGCCAGGGGTGGCAGGCTTGTCCTCAAGGGCCTTCACCCGGGTCTTCAGGTCAGAGACATCCGTCTTGTTGGCACTGATGACGCTCCACCTGCGGGCATCAGCATCCGCGTTGTCCTTCAGGCCCTTCTCCAGCGCCTCCTTGGCCGCTGCCAGATCGCCTTTGGCCGCATAGGTGGCTGCTGCGTCAGAGGCCTTCAGGAGCCCCTCCAGCGACGCCTTGGGGGCGTAAGTGGCAGCAGCATCCGCGGCCTTCAGAAGGCCGTCAAGAGCGCTCTTGAGGGCGAACCTAGCGTTGACCTCCTGCTTGTACGCCTCGATGCGAGCCTCGATTCTTGCATCCGCAAGACCAGGAACCTCGTTCCGCAGCGTGTTGAGTGCCTGCGTCTGCTCGTCGTTGTCGATGAACCGCGCGTCGGCCCCCTCAGCCGTGTAACTTGTGGCCTTCCCCACGAACTGCTTAGCCATTCCTCAGCCCTCCGGCGTGCCCTGCGGCACGGACTTGTCCTTGTACGTCACTGTTCCATCACCGTTGTCGATCATCTCGACCTCGTTGCCGTCCCCGCCGCCCGGGGGCTGCACCTTCAGCTCGTCGATCGCTCTCTTGTTGTCAGCGATCTCGGCCCTCAGCCCGTTGAGCGCCTGCGTGAGGTTCTCGACACGCGCTGTGAGCCCCTCCAAGCCCTCCGCGGGCGGTGTCGGACCGGGCAGCGCCGGATCAGCAGTCCCCGCACCCCCTGCGGCGGGCCTTTGACGGGCGAACGGGTTGGCCAGCATGCCGTCGCCGTTCGTCAAGACGCTCGCAACATCCACCACCGCGCCCTGTCGAAGCGCCAGGTCGCCCTGAAGCAGGTAGTCTCCGCCCGCGACGACGTCGATGTGCCACAACCACTGCCCCGCGGGTGTCACCCCGGCCCCGGGCGCGATCAGATCGACGTAGTTCTTGCCCGTCGCAGGATCGTAGAGCGCTCCGGACGGATCGACACCCACCTCGATCCTGCGCTCGATGTAGGCCGTGCCATAGGAAACGACATAGGGCCCGTACGTGAAGACGACCGTGACATCGCCGGCCGGGCGCATGTCGTCCGGCGTGAGAATCTGCCCCACGACCCTCGCATAGGGCGCCTGGGGCGGCTCAGTGCCTAGCATCGCAGACTCCTGAAGTCAAGATGGTATTACTCACTCGCAGTCTATCGCTCCGCCCCTGTCGATCGGGTTATACTGGCACCGTCCAAACAACCGGGAGGACCCAACATGCAATCCGTTCTCAAGAACGCCGACGAGTTATGGATCGGCGACCTCATCATCTACACGAACACGCTCCACGTCGTGAGTGAGCAGCGTCTCACTGTTGATGGTGAGCATGTCGCCAGTCTGCTCATCAAGCCTTACCTCAGCGACGGTCCGCTCACCCGTGTCGAGGTTCTCCGCAACCCTGGCTACCTGTTCCGCTGCGTCACTGTCCCGATCTTCGCTGTCGAGCCCTGCGACGACAAGGGATCCAACATCCTGGCTGTGGCCGTTTACACCAGTGCCCACAAGGAGGTCATCGCCGACTATGTGGGCTCCTCAGCTCGCAGTGACGGTTCACTCCCCCTCGAGAACGGTGATATCGCTCATTACGGGGACGTTATCGCTCTCAACGACAATGGCACCACCTTCGAGTACAACATTATTGATAAGTACGGGCTCGCGAAGCACATCCGACTCATCACCACCGAGGAGAACTAATGCTCACCATCTACGCCCAGCCCAATTGCCAGCAGTGCCGAATGACCAAGATGTACGCCGACAAGATGGGCGTCCCCTACGTCGAGCGGGCCCTCGCCGACAGCCCCGACATCCTCGCCAAGGCCATCCAGGCCGGTTATACTTCCGCTCCCGTAGTCGTGGACGATCATGGCAACATCTGGGGCGGCTACAACCCCTCCAAGATTCGCGGGAAGAGGTCAGCGAAATGATCTACCTCGATGAATTCCCAGAATTGGAAACGATCAAGAAAGTGGCCCGCCATGATGCCAGCGTGGCGGGCCGCTACGGGCGCACGGCACGGGGCGAAATTGACCCCGAGCTCGTTCGGGCGGACCTGATCCTTCTCTGCGCCATCATCAAGGCCCAAGACGAGTACATCAACGGAGCAGTCAGCTGAAAAACCGCAAGAAGAAGCCCCCGAAGTCCTCAAAGACCTCGGGGGCTTCCTCCGACCCAACATCCTCCCGAAAGGAAGAGCCCTAGTATATCACGCCTTCTCGGGGCCGTCCCCAGCACCGTAGCGAGTGGGGTTGATCACAGTCGGGCGCTCAAGCTCGCCGTCCTGGGTCACCGCGGCGGCCTCGTCCTTCGGAGCAGGCGCCGGAACGAAGTACCGGGCGATCAGCAGCAGGGCGACACCGGCGACCTGGGTGACGGAGTCCAGGTACTGCGCGGCATCTTCAGCCTTGACGATCCCCAGCACTGTCAGCAGCGTCATGATCGCCGCGACAACGCCGTAAGCGGCCTTACGAACCTCGGGCTTCTGAATCGTGGTGAGCATTCTCGCTCTCACTTCCCCTTCTTGATCGCCTCGACGAGCTCCTTGATGAGCCCGTTGGTCTCCTTCTGCGCCGCGACGGCCTGGGTCAGCAGCAGCCTGTTCTGCTCCACACCCCAGATCACGTCTCCGGCCTGCCGCTCGTTGGCCTTGCCGTACCGCAACTCCCCACGAACCGCATTGATCGCGTTCACAATGTCATCGCCGTTGGCCATGATGATCCTTTCCACTTCGTCCATTGTCGAACCACCGCTGGGGCGCTCGGAGTACCACCAGCTGTTGACGTGCTGGAGCAGGCTCTCGCCATACCCCCAGTACTGATCACTCTCATTGCCGCAGTTGTACCGGCTGCCAGCCCTCCGGATGCTATCGGCGCTGTAGTCGCCCCCGAGATAATCCCTCAAGATCGACAGCCCCACAACGCTCGACTCGTGCGGGTCCCACCACGCCCTGTCGGGCTCGTTGATGAAGTACCCGTTGTACGTCACCTGTGTCGGACCCACGCCATTACTGGTCTCCCAGTCCAGAACCGCGGGCAGGAAGTGGTTCAGGAAGTTCTCCTTCGTCACCTCGCCCCAGCCGGAGCACGCTCCGCCGACATCATGCCCGTAAACGTTCTCGCAGTTGCTCTCCTGATCGGCCAGACCCAGCGCCACCGCCCAGTGCAGTCCCACGTCGTCCGCCGCGCGCAGCACCGCCGCCTGTACGCTCTCGTTGCCACTCGCCTGCGGGGCCGGTGCCGATGCGGAGCCGTCATTGCCGCCGGTGAGCGGGCTGGGGTTGTCCCTGCGCCTCAGCGCGTGCGTCCAAGCAGCCTGCTGGGTGTACGGATGGTCGTTGTACGCAATAATGCGAACCTCGTCACCCGTCTGGTCGCCCTCCCAGCCGTCGATGCTGCCGTCCTCGGCGATCCATGCCTCAGCCAGCAGCGCCCCGTCGCTGTCGGGTCCGGAGCCGCCGTTGATGATCATCGCCACATGGCCTCGACCACCGCTTGCACCCTCTGACAGCACGATATCTCCCGCGTACCAGCCCCCTGTAGGTACATTACCCGTCCAGGAGTCACTGATATCCGCGAAGTTTCGCTCCAGGGCGTACCCCCGGATGTTCCCTGTCCACGTATCGCGAGGGAAGTACCCCGCTGTGAAGGGCTCGCCCCACTCGTGGTGCGCCGCGATGTTGTAGCATCCCGACACCAGCGCCGAGCAATCGGCGTTCGCCGGGGAGTGGACGAGCCAGCCGTCCCAGTCGCTCCTGTCATAGAACGTCCACCTGTCGGGCTGGCTGTACCCCACATCCGCCATCGCGTAATAGCGCGCGCAGGACGCGGCGTAGTGCGCCACGTTGCCCATACGGCCTCCTTCCGTCGTCGTAACCCAAGCGTAACCGGTCCGCCCCATTGACAACCGCTCGATACGTCCCTATGCTGGTAGCACCTACCGAACCGAAGGAGCCGCCATGGAAGAGATCGCACCCGTCTGGTACATCCTCACGGGAGATCACGTCCGCCTCGATGGCGAGGAGTTCGAGGTTCTCAACAAGAACCTGGTCCCCCTGGGCAGCGAGATCAGGTTCTGCCTCTGCTTCAAGACGGAGAACTCGGCTGAGCGCTCCTGGAAATCCTTCCGTTGGAACGACGAAGTCGCCCGCATCTACTACTGAAAGGAAACCGACCATGTCACGCCCCACCAAATTCGAGGACCTCAGCGACTATAACCGACAGGGTCTGATGATCGCAACCTTCAACCACGTGGACTTCTTGTCCCTCCCCCGGAAGACCCTCATTCGCATCCTCAAGACGGTCGAGTCCCTGGATAAGGACGTAGCCGACGGCATCCTGGACAAGAAAGGCAGCATCAACAGCGGGGAAGACCTCGTCTACCGCCTCCGGCCGACGGAGGAGGATCGTGAGAGGAAACTCCGTAGCGCTCAGTCCGAGTGGGACCGCACCAAGAAGCGCTACGAAGACGCCCTGGAGGACACCACATCTATCCCTGACTGGATGCACTGGCTCATCAACCAGTGGGCCGAGGCAGAAGGCAAGCCCACCATCCAGTGGCCCGACACGGAGAGCAACTGACATGAACATCACCATCAAGCCGACGTCTGCCAAGGCCATGAAATCCGGCGACCTCTTCCGCGATGGTGGCCAGACCTTCCAGATCGCGGACATCGATCAGACCGACGACGTCGTTGAGATCGTCTACTACACCGGAACGAGCTCTTTCGTCAACTCGTTCTTCCTGGCCTCTGACGACACCCTCGACAAGATCATCGACAAGGCAGTTGACACCTTCGACAAAAGGACCCTCGTCCTCAAGAAGGAGGGCATCAAGGCTCTGGCCGATGAACTCCTCAACATCAACCGCGCCCTCAACGCCATCATCCGGATCGCCGCCGACAACGGAGTCGATCCATTCCAGGTTCAGTGATCACCATGAACCAAACACCCATCATCGACATGTTCTCCGGCACTGGAGAGCTCGCCCGGGCGGTCTCCGCAGGCCTCATCGAGCCCTCCCGACCCGTGTCGTTCTCCGACACCTACGGGCCCGCTCGAAGATACCTGGATTACCGCTTCCCGGACGCCGAAGTGTGCAAGGACTTCCGCGACCAGGCTGTCCTGGCAGGCTCCATCGTCACCATCGGAGCACCCCGCCAGGACCTCTCCGTCGCGGGCAAGCGCGCCGGCGCCGAACGAGGCTCCGGTACCTGGTCATCGCTCATCCACGAGGCCCTCAACATGGCCGTAGCTGGCGGCGCGGACCTCATCGCCGCGGAGAACGTCCCTGGCGGTCACAGCACCTACCTCGCCCTCGCCGACTGGCTGGCGAGGGAGCACGGATACCGCACCACCGTCTCCTCCGCTGGGGCCTGGGAGGTCGGGGCCCCGCACCGCCGCGAACGCATCATGATCGTGGCCGCACGGCGGCACTTCGAAGTGCACCGTGTGAGCGTCATCCGTCAGGTCGCGCCCGCCGACCTGCTCCCGACGCCCTCCGTTGTCGATCGCGCCTGGGGTCTCACCCCCGAGCAGAGGGACGACGTCAAGCGCCGATACCGCGAGAAGCATCGCAACGGCAACGGGCACGGCGAGACCATCTCCTCGGTCCTGTCGCGCGATCTTGAGGACGAGGAGATCCGCCTCATCCAGACCTGGGAGACCGTTACAGGTGTCTATGCCCCTCCGACAGGACAGACCTGCCAGTTCATGCACTGGATGATGGGCCTGCGCCCGCGTCTCCCGGACGCCCTGGGCCTATCGGTCTCCGCGCAGCGCCGCCTCGCCGGCAACGCTGTTGTCGCCCCCCAAGCCCGCCTCATGCTCCAACGCGGACTCACCGCCGTCAACGACACGAGAGGAGCCCTCTGATGGCTTTCACCCCGAAACGCGTCAAACTTGAGGCGCTCGAAGTCGGAGATGTTATCCATCTCGCGCCCTATGATCTTGAGATCACGCACATCAGCTCCTACACCACCACCCAGGGCGAAACCGAGTACGTTCTGAGCGCAACGCACTACTTCTTCGTCTGGCCCCAGAAGAGCACCATACGCGTACGGGCCGACAACCATCTCCAACTGAAGAAAAGGAACTGACATGCCACTCACCAAACAGGTTCGCGACCTCCGTGTCGGCGACATCCCCCTCTACAAGAACGGGGAGAGCCGAATCATCACAGACATCGACCGCAGAGGCGAGACCTACCTCATCCACACCACCGATCTCGCGGGGGGAGAACCCCGATTCGACACCTACGACGCCCCAGATGAGGTCAACACCCGGGGCACTCAGGAGGTCCTGTTCTAATGCTGACTAAAGCAGTCCTCCCCTGGCGGATCAGGACTGGCGACCTGATCCTTCACAGAGGAAAAGCCATTCGAGTTACTTCTATTCAGCCCGATGGCGAGGGAGGTACGTACTTCGACTACAACGACAAGTATGGACTACCTGCGACTTTCAGGCGCGGGCCATTCGAGCGAGTGCTGAAGGTCATTGATCTAGGAGCCGTTCGTTCTGATGCCTGAGATCAACGACCAGTACGAACGGCTCCTTGCGGACGTCCTCCTCCACGGCGAGCCCCGCCATGACCGCACCGGCGTCGGAACCCGCGCCGTCTTCGGCCGCCAGCTCCGCTACGACCTATCCAAGGGCTTTCCCCGGATCACCACCAAGTACGTCCCCATGAAGCCCGTCAAGGCCGAGCTCCTCTGGTTCCTCCGCGGTGAGCAGAACATCGGCTGGCTCCGCCTGCTCGGGGTTTCGATCTGGGACGACTGGGCCGATGAGAATGATTCGGTTGGACCCCTCTACGGCTACCAATGGCGCTCCTGGATCGACAGCGAGGGGAAGGCCATCGACCAGATCCAGAAACTCATTCAGGGTTTGCGGACGGACCCGCACTCCCGCCGGCACCTCGTGTCGGCCTGGAACGTCGGCGACCTGGACGACATGGCCCTGGCCCCCTGCCACGCCTTCTTCCAGTGCTACGTCGGTGAAGGGGGGCGCCTGTCGCTCCAGGTCTACCAGCGCAGTGCCGACCTCTTCCTGGGCGTGCCCTTCAATATCGCCTCCTACGCCCTGCTCACCCACATGCTCGCTCAGCAAACGAGCCTTCAGGTCGGCGAGCTCATCTGGATCGGGGGTGACTGCCACGTCTACGACAGTCACCAACACGCCGTCGGACGGCAGCTCGCTCAGCGAGTCCTCCCCTTCCCCCATCTACGGCTGCGGAAGGCGAGCTCGATCGACTCCTATTGCATGTCCGACATCGACGTCTCCGAGGGCTACGTCCACGGTCCCGTCATCAAGGCCCCTGTCGCCGTGTAACGGTAACGATCCCGACACGGCCCTGGGGTCAAGGGCCGTGTCGGACCTATACTGAGACCACCAACGATCCGAAAGGAACCAATCATGATCCGAATTCGAGTCGAGCGCCTGCTTGCAGGGGACGTCGTCCTCTGACCGATGATGAGGCCGACAAGGTCCTGGCCAAGGCCCAGTTCGACTGGAAGCGCCTCGAACGGCTCCACGCCCGCTTCTCAGAGACGCCCGCCGACAGCGACCTGTTCGACAGGCTGGCCCGCCACGAGGTCAACGCCTGGGCCGTCAAGGAGAACAAGCCCCTCTTCGAGATCGGCTGATCCGGAAGAAATGGCCTTCGAACGACGCGCCGTCTGCTCGTACTTCACCCAAGACCTCAGCCCTTTCTCCCCGAAGTTCGAGGTCCTCCGCATCCGCCTCCGCCTCCGCCTCCGCGACGGCCGGGTCTTCGGCATCATACGCCGCTACGACTGCGGCTACCACGCGAGACCCCACGACGTACCCGACCTGATGGTCGTCTACCTCGGGCCCCGGAACCCGAACTGATCCGGTTGCACACCCCCTGTCGTTCTACTGCGACAGGGGGTGTTCGCTATCAACCTCCCGGACGAACGACCCATCCGTACGCATCTGCGGGGTCGCACCCCCTCCCCCGGCCCCGTTGTCGGTAGCAACCGATTTCCTTCGCCCGCGTTATAGCCCTTCGTCATTGTGATTTCGATCTCGTGAACACTGTTCAGATCGCAACCCCGGGTGGTCCTGACGACACGGGCGAGAAGGCTACTCGGGCTCTGGGGCTTCGTGCTCCGTGTCTCCTCGTTCGTGCTCTGTCGTGTGCAAGGGGGGCTGACGTGCTGTAAGGCCCGTAGACGGCCTCTAGACCTCTCTCCAGTGTCTCGTACTGGCCTGGGGCTGAAATCGTCTCAGATTGGCTTACAACGCGTCTGAGCGGTATCTGAGGCGGGACGGTAGCCGGTGACGACAGGACGGGGTACCCGTACCCGGTGGCGGTGTGTCCCTACGGGGCCCGACACGGCCGGCCGGGTGGCATCGACAGGGGCGAAGGTTTCATGCTGTTCACTTTTCTCGTTTTCACTCTCGTGTTCGAACGAGCGAACGATCGATCGTGTGCCGACACGGGCCGAGGCGAAGCACAACCCCCTAATAACCCTATATTCTCTTTTGTATAGATCGTACTCAGAATATATAAGAGTAGTATAGAATATTATACTAGTATGACATTAATGTATGGTACAGGTATGTATACCAGGATACGACAATTTATACTACTATGATTATATTCTGTATATAATATTTATATAATATAAATATATATATATTATATTACGAAGAGATTTGAATGTAACATACTTGAAACATTTGGCGATTTCGTACCTACATCACCCCATTTCCGCCCCTGTCGAACCCCTCTCTCGAACACCTGTTCGATACATGATCGTTGCAATCCGGGGCCTGTCGTACTCCGCGGGTACCCTCCCCGAGATGTACCTACATCCTTCCGGTTCTGTCGTTCCCTGCATCCTTCACTTGTGCATACAAGTTGATCTACATAGGACCTTGGTCCCAATCTTGGCTTGAGCGGTGTCGTCACTAGGTAGATGCTCTACATAGGACCTTGGTCCCGAGAGGCTAGTGCACAGAGGTCAGAGGTCTCTGTCGGGCGGTGTGTCGTGACATCTGTTGAGTGTGAGCGGGGGCACAGGAGAGGGACTTGACGGGGACGACATGATGTAGGAGAGTAGGGGTACCGGAGAGCAGGGGGAGGCCCTGCCCGGTAGCGAGAAGGAGAAGACATCATGACCCGGAGCGAGGCGCTGACGGAACTGAGGAGGCGCAACGGCGGGGACCTGTCGTGCGTGCCCGGGCCCGTGATCATGCGGGCCGTCGAGATGATGATGAGCGGAGAGGAGGACGAGCGATGAGCGTGCTCGTGATGCGGGGCGGTGTCGAGGTGGGGCTCGAAGATGTTCGGGCCGTTGTCGAGGCCATGGAGCAGGACGAGGAGGATGAGCTGTATATGTTGCAATGGACCGAGATGTTGTCGTGGCTGAGGATGGCGAGCACGGTGACGGGGAGGCTCGGCGGCTCGATGCGGAGACTGCCCGATGAGACGCCCGATGGGGAGACATGGACCGTGATGAAGGACACACGGTGAGAGGTTGACCTGAACGACGAGATGCAGTTAGAGTGGATACCGATAACAGCAAGAGGGCTTGTCGCAGAGCCCGAGCCGACAGGAGGAACCGACACGCGGAGTACCTCTACACCGCCGCCTACGAGAACTGAACACACACACACACACACACTTACGAAAGGCAGAGGAGAAGACCATGGAGACGATTGCTGACGTTGTCGAGGAGATGTGCGGAGCACTGGGGTGGACTGATGAGGCGAACGCGCTCGGCGATGTCGAGTGCGACTGGGGCGCGGACGACACAAGCGGATGGCTGACGATGGGCCCGGTGCGTGTCGAGTGGATTCGTGACGCATACGGCGACGGCGAAGAGGACTGGGTCGCCGTCGATGTGTCGGTGGACGGAGAGCCATTCGATGCGGACGGGTACTCGCATCTCGATGAGGCCGTGAAGGATGCGGCGCGCACGACGATGGAGTGGCAGCGCTACCGAGACCGCGAGATTCGCGACGGCGTTGTGAACTGGCTGGACGAGCAGGGCGAGGCCTTTGACATTCTCGGACCGCAGGACGTGCGTGACTCGTGGTCGATTCTGTGGGGCGACGTGATGGTGCGGGGCTACTACGACGAAGGCGGAGCTTTCGTGTGGTCGGTGGTGAATCCCGAGAGCGGGGACTACCTCAACGGCGACGCCTCGGACGATGCGGACGCGGTGATCGATGCGATGACCGCGTGCGCGAAAGACTCGATGGTCGAGGCGTGGGTCGAGACCGTGGCCGTGGAGACAGCGGAGGACGACTGGAGTGTGCGCACCTCTGAAGACCAGATGACGGTGTACATGCGCTCTTCGATCGCGTACGGCACGAGCCGTAGGGCGTACTACGAGCCGACGGGTTATGAAGAGGGTCGGATCGAGTTGGAGTACTGCGCGCGTGGTAGCGAGTGGCGATCGTTCGATGAGTATCTGCCCGAGGATGAGGATGATGTGAGGCGCATGGCCGGTGAGGCGTACGCGTGGGTCAAGGCGGTCGATGAGTGATGAGCATTGAGCCGGCCCCGGCTCAGGAACGCGCCGTCCGTGGTCTTGTGGCTGCGGGCGGCACGGGCCTCGTGAGCGCGGGAACAGGATGCGGCAAGACGCTCATGTCGCTGTGGACTATTGACAGGACGGCGAAGGAGGAAGGGGTAGAACCCGACGATCTGTCGGTACTCGTGGTTGCCCCGCTGCGCACGGAAAGCGGCTGGCGTCGTGCGGTGGGCCAGGTCTGGCCCGACGACAAGATGGCGTTCAGGACGCTGAGCAAACGGCGCAAGGCTGAGCGTGAGGCGATGGAAGCGCTGTTGCGGGGCGACAGGCCCCAGGGCGTGTCGTTCATCGGCTGGGAGTTACTGGCGAGCGTGTCGAAGAGGAAGGGCTACGACGCGAGAGCCGGAAAGGTGAAGAGCAAGGCGACGACACGGGTGCTCGGAGGTGTCGAGTTCGATTGGGTCATCGGTGATGAGATCCATAGAGCTTGCAACTTCAGGACCGTTACGTCGCAAGTGCTGTGCAAGGTGAAAGCCCGGCACCGTCTTGC